CGTTGCCCTTCGCATCGAAGTTCTTCTTGTCGGCCTTCCAGGTGGTGAATGAGTTGATTCTGTCCTGCCACTCCTTGGCGAGTTGATCCTCCACGGGAGCGGTAGTCGGCGCTTCGGACTTCCCTACGTCAACAGGAATCGCTGCGGAGTTAGCTCTTTTACCCATCTGGGTGTCTCCACATGGAGTGATGTGCCATCCGCGGCTCGAAGGGCCTGTTCCAGGCGTTCAAGCCGCGCCGTCTTTATCGCCTGCCGGATTGCGAACCTCACGGCCGCAAACGCATGCAGGGGGCGCACCCAGATATACTCCGCTAACCTGCCATCCTCGGCCAACCGGGTGATCATGATCTGGTGATGACAGGTCTTGCAGGCCAAAATGTCATAGCACGTTACAAGCCTTCCGTCAATCTCGAAGGGGGCGACCTGGCTCAGGATCATCGCTCGCTTCGTCGTCCAAAGGAACTGCGCACGGCGCTTCTTGAACCGTTCCCTCCACCCCCGGAATCGAGTGAAATTCCTCGCGATGGAGAAGGTCGCCCGCATCGTGACGATCTTCTTTCTGCCATCCTTCGCTGGCCACAGAAACGAGTACTCTCGGCACATTCTGCTTCCGACTCGAAGCCATCGTTCCTTGGCGTGATACCGGATCTCGCGGCCGTATCTGCATACCGCGCAGAAGGACATGCTCCGCTTCGGCATCTTCGGTATGTGGAACATGGAGACCTCGCCAGGAATGATGTGAACGAGCCAGGGTTGCTCCTGGTAGATCCGCTCCATGGCACGGCGATACCCACCGAATCGGAAGCCGGACATGGCGCATTCGGCTTCGTGATCTGCCGATTTCCACGGCTTTGAGTGGCCTCGGGATCTCGTTCGGCTGATGACATTTTTAGTAATCCGTAGCATCCACGAGGTCCTCACCGATGAAATCGCCGCGTGCCTGCCCTCGCTCGTACTCGTCCATCATAGCGCCGACGCTCATTGGGTCCCTGTCCGCTTCCTGGACCTCCGTATAGGTTTCCTTGAGGGCCATCAAATAATGAAATGTGTCCACACTATGCGCGCCCTGAGCCGATCCCTTGTCGAATCCAGGCTTGGCCAGACCCTTCATGGGGCCACTGCGATACTCGTCTCGCTTGTACAGGGGCAACGTGGCCATGAGTTCCCCACATCCCCTGGAAATGAGGAACGGTTGCAAAACCTTCCCTATCTGCGGAAACAGCCTCGGCTCCATCTCCTTTTGCACGATAGGGACGGAGTTCTCTGCACCAGTCACCTTGCGCATTGGAACTTCACCCATAGCCATCAGGAGCCGATTCGCCAATCGGTAGGCGTTGAATACCTCGTACTTGGCGTCTAGGACGACCTTGATATCCTCGCTCATGGATCTGTCCACGACGCGCAGTTTGACCCGGTTGATCCCCCACATGCGCTCGCGTTCGATCATGTTGGCGATAATGCGTTCGACGTGGCCGGTGAATATGGCCTCATCGAAGAAGATGCGCTGGTTGAACGGGGTGATCGCCATCCACATGACCCGGGTGGGTTCGTTCGTGTGGAAGTCCATGGCCGAGACCACTTCCCAGGACTTATCGAAGTCTTCCCGGTTCAGGTCGATGAAGATGTCCTGGCGCTTGGCGATGTCCGGGTATGCCGCGCCGGCAACGAAGACGAAGATGCCCTTCTCTCTGGCTTCGCGCTCGGCAGGAGGGCATCCATCGAGAAGGCGCTGAATAGCCCCTCGCGTGAGTACTCCATTATTCTCGACGGAGTTAGCCCAGATATCCGCCTCGTGTACGGCAATATCGGGATGCTGCCCATCCTTTGACTTCAAGTAGATTTCCCGATACATCCAAGGCTCGGACAGGGGTGTCGCCGTGATGAAGAACTGGCCGTTGTTCTTCATCAGCCCTCGGAGTGTGCCGGTAAAGTGCGGGAGCTTCGGGGGTTCGTCCGCCCACGCCCAGTGAAGCACGACCCCTTCCACCACGTCATCGTCCTGTTCCTTTGTCACCACGTCAAAGGATGACCCGGTCGGCATGTACCGAGCCGCGGTGATGTATCCCTGCGGTCTTTGGATCTCCCAGTACTCTCCATCCGACTTGTCGTCGTAGGGCCAATGCGGAAGCCACTGGCGGAACTTCGGCAAAAGGTCTTCGTGGAACTTGCGCTGTGCCTTGACGAAGATTCGGCCAATGTTCGGGGTCCTGAACCGGAAATGCGGAGGCCACTTGTCCGGGTAGTCCCCGGTAATGAAGCAAGCCACCTTGATCGTGCCCCCAACCGTCTTACCTGTCTGGTTCGCATAGAACGCCGCGCTGATATGTGCAGGGCAAAAAAGGAATTCCTCCTGGTACTTGCGGATGTGAGGGTCTTCCCAGAGGAGGAATCGGTTGTGGAGCATGTCCCCGGTGATCTTCTGCGCTATGCCACGCGGGCGAGTCCGCATGTAGGCGGAGAGGCTGCCCGGCTGGATCATCTCGATCTTGTTCAGGTATCGGAGAAGGTACCTGTAGTTCCCGCCGCGCATAGTGCCGTAGCACTCGGGGCAGAGTCTATACCCGTTGGCGTCGTCTTCGGCGGCAATGTGACAGAGGAGACATGCGGACATAGTTCATTTTGCTATAGACAGGTAGTGCGCCCGAAACGTCTTGGCGAACTCCCCTGGTCTTCGCTGAAGCTCGATTGCCAACTTCCGCAGCCACGCGACGATGGCCTTCCGTTGCTTCGGGGTCATGTCAGCGACTCCACGCACCATCACCGATGCTACAACTTTGTAGTCTGTATTCCTCATGCAAGTGATCCTCTTACCTAGTTCCAGTATAGGTTCAACAAAGCCATGCAGCGGACTACCGCCGCTGATGCTCACCGTTCGGCTCCTTACCTCCCCTGCGCGTATCGTGCTGCGGCCGAAGGGGACATCTTGACCATGCCCGTGCCAGGAATCTGGACCGAGACCATTTCAGCCGGCCCCCCTTGCACTTCCTGTTGCTGTGCCTGGACCTGCTTCTTCATGGCCGTCTGACCGGCCTGCACGACCTGCATCTTCGTCGGCGCACCTGGCTTCACAGCAACCATTGCCCGGACCTGGTTCTCCAGGTTCGTCAGGCGCTGGTTCAACTCTACCACCCACTGCCCCAGTTCGAGTATCCTGGCGTCAGAAAGGTCCTGCCGGTGAAGCCTCTGGATGCAGTCGGAAACCTGGATGACCTGCTCGACGGTATGCTCCGTGTTCGTATCGAAAAGGAGATTCATCAGGCGGAGTTGCGCCGCACGAAGGGGCGACATCTCCTGGTCTTGTGGGGGCGACGCTTCCTGTCCCAACTCTTCGGTAGGCTCCACATCATCACCGACAACCTGTTCGTCACTCATTGCTCCCTCCTCTGAGTGCTTGTGGCAGATACAACTTGAGATCGTCAACCTGGTTTCGGACCGTCTTGGAGTCCATGATGGCATCAGATTCCACGCCGGTCCAGTCGCTCACCCCCCAACGAAACACCTTCGATGCTATTTCCATGGCCCGAATCTTGATAGCCGGGTCGGCGCATTGGAGTCCGTCCTTGACGGCTTGGATAAGTTCCGATGACGGTAATTCCTCTTTCGCCAGTTCGGCCAGTTCCAAAATCCTCTCCCGAGACAGATTGCGCAATGTAATCGACGCGCGCTCCAGAGCGCGTTCGTCGCTGGACAGGGACGCATCGTCGTCCGGCTTTCCGAGTCCCACCGGGAGATCGTTGCTCATTTCCCCTTCTTGGCGAAATCTCTGGCCTGCTTGAGGGTCAAGGATTGCATCGCCCGGCGAGCTTTGCCGGAGGACAATCGCTTGTGTCCCTTCTTCGCTCCGTAGATCATGCCCATAAACCGGCGTTGCTTCTCGCTTTTTGCTGGCATGTGGTGTACCTCCTCGCGCAAAACATTAGCATTGCCAGGAACTTTCCGCAACCTTGTTGAAAAAAATAACCGGCTATCCTATCCTTTTGCGCGTGGCGAGGGTCCCGCAACGAGAGGGGTCCGTCACTAAGACGTATCATCTGAGGGTGTCCCGGGACTAGACCATCAGAAGACCCGGCGATCTGGTCGGGAACCCTCGCCACCCGTTATTCATGGGAGCAGCACATGGAGTTGAGGACTGCACTCTGCCTGAGATACCTGGACAAGATGTTGGAGTTCCCCGTAGCGAAGAATGGCGGGGACTTGATTGAATGCGGGGTAGGATGCGGCGTTACATCCTTCGCCATGGCTCAATGGATTCTGAAGCGCCAGCAGAATCGCCGCCTCTATTCCTGCGACACCTTCGCAGGTCTCCCCTATACCGACGAGGCATCTACAGCCGGAGTGACGAAAAGCGATCTCGCCGTAGGGGAATGCGGCGGGATGACTCTCGGTGACTTTGATAAGCAACTCATCACGCGTGGCATCCGATCCGTTGTCGTGCCAGTCCCCGGGCTATTCGAGGATACGCTGGAGCCCATATTGTGTGACAAGAAGTTCGCATTCGCGTGGGTAGATGCGGACTTGCAATTTTCCACCGAGGTCGCTTTCCGGTTTCTCCATCCCCGGTTGGTGCCGAACGCCATCATCGGTTTTCACGACTATGGGTTCGTCCGGTGTCCGGGCATTAAGATTGTCGTCGATGGGGAAGTGCGCCCCTTGGGGTACAAGGAACTTCACTGCGAAGGCGACTGCATTTTTTTCCTGAGGGTATCCTGATGCCAGAATCCAAATTCGTCGCGCTGCATGACACGCCAGACATCTACGGATACATCGAGGCGTACAAGGATCGCACTTACGTCGCCTTGAATTCCATCCCAAGAGAACCGGTTGCCAATGCAATCCGTGTCATCGAAGACCTCCGGTTGTGCGGGTGGGTTTTCACCTGCGGGAACGGTGGAAGCCACTCGATAGCGTCCCATCTTGCCGAGGACCTTCTGAAGTGCAGCAAGGCTGATAAGGGGCCGCGAGCCTTTTGTCTTGGCGATGCGGCTCCTACCGTCATGGCCATCGCCAACGATATCTCCTACGACGAGATTTTCGCGTACCAGATGGAGCGGATTGACCCTGCCGATGGGTGTCTTGTGGCCTTCAGCGGAAGCGGCAACAGCAAGAATATCATCCGAGCCGCAGAGAAAGCTAAGGAGCTTGAACTCGTTTCCATTGGCGTCACTACTATCTGCGGCGGGAAGTTGAAAGACCTGGTGGACATACCCATTTGCATTGCCAGCGCGAACATGGCGGCACTGGAAGATGCGTTCCAAGTCGTGGCACATATGATCGCCTACTCGTTCATCGAGGACGCCCCGTGACAACCAAGGTCTACTGGATCACCGGCCTGCCAAGCTCTGGCAAGAGCACGATGGCGATGAAGCTCTTCAACGTCATCAGCGATGAACGCACCCCATGCGTCATTCTCGATGGGGACGACTTCCGGAAGTACGTCTCATCCGATTGCGATTTCAGCGTTCAAGGTAGGCGAGAGAATCTGCGCAGGGCGGCAGGTGTGGCTAGCATGCTCCGGGGGCAGGGATTCAACGTGATCTGTTGCTTCGTCTCGCCCGAGCGAAAGATGCGTCGATACATCAAGATGATTATCGGGGAGCCCAACTTCGTAGAGATTTACCTGCGGGTAGATGCGGAACTGTGCCGAATGACAGACGTGAAGGGGAACTGGATGAAGGCCGACCTCGGCTTCCTGAAGGACTTCACCGGGAAGGACGCGGAGTATGAACAGCCGTTGCCCGGGGAGGCGAAGTACGTGTTCACGAGGACTGAGGACTTGGACAAGTTCGTGGCGCGTGTGGCGACCGAGACCTGTCAGAAAAGCTAGGACCATAAAGAAACCCGGCTGGTTCGGTTATTCCTGCGCCGGGGACAGGTTGAGGAATGGAATTGTTACGCCCGCGGATCAACGGCACTCGAACCATTACCTCCCCGCAGTCGCGTCACACTATGGACATTTGTGAGTCATACTGGGCAGCCATATTCATGGCACCCGACCAGGTTGCACAATGCGCCATGGCACAACAACAGGTCGCGGGGTTTCGTCAGGTATATGCGGGCCATCATGCACGCCACCTCAAATGTGTTCTGGCTGTGATCCTGTGACACCCCAGGAACCAGCCTGTATTGTTCAGTATTTGAAAGCCTACGGAATGTTGATACCGCGGCAGGGTCTTTCAGCGCATCAGCAATCACGACCGCCTGTTCGCAGACAAACAACTCATACGCCTCATACCTCCATCGCCAACTGCGGGGATTACGATCCCGAAACGCGACCAACCGCGCGCTGAATGGCTCTGGTAACGCCTGTATCCGGCGAGTATAGCCTTCCTCCAAGAGATAGTACTCCTTGCGGCGTTCATCATCGAATCTTGCCGCATCTTCTTTCTCGCTGATCTTCTGTTCGTCCGGTGTCGTGTTAGGGTTCATATCAGAGACCCCTGCTTTGTAGCCGGTGCCTTCCTGGGGGGCGTGTTCTTCAGGACGAGTCGGCTGATGGACTGCTTAAGGTAGTCCATCAGCTCCGCGATTTCCGGGGCGGTCAGGTTCGCTGCCCGTCCAGTCTTCTTTTCGAGCATCTCCTTGATCGCCGCGAGGCCAGCGGCGTCCTTGCCGTCCACGCAGGTCTGAATATCCGCGTCAATCTGCATCATGTCATCGGACGTGAGGGATGACTCGGGCTCAGGCTCTGGCGGCTTTGTCTCCTGAGTCTCTTGGGCCTCCGGTTTGGGCGGAGAGATTGGTTCTCCGGGTTCGGTGTGGTCCTCGACATTCCCGGGTTCAACGTGAACCTCGGGGATCTCGGGGGCGTGTGATGCGGGAAGAACCGAGACCGAGACCGCGCCTTGCGCCGGGACCTTGATATCCTGAAGTTCCTCTGCGATGCCGACCCCCTTCAGCACGTCCGCAAAGCAGTCTCGGATGGCGAAGGATCTGGCCCGCATCTGGAGCATCCTGCCCCAGTACTCGTTCCATGGGCCACTTTTGCTCCAGAGTTGGGCATTCTTCGCGGCCTTGACGCTGAATTTTCTAGCCATCCATTCCTGGCCACGCCGCTTCAACCGGCAGACTGCCTTCAGATTGTCAGGAGCGGACGCTTTCTCTTCCGGCACGTCTTCGATTCTCTTGTCCCCGATCTCGTAGTACTCCTCGATGGCCTCGAAGGAATCCGATGCCCGGACAAGAGCCAGCGCCATATCCCCGAACACGGCTGGGCGACCGTTCACCACTGCGATATTCTGGACGGCCTGCATGGGCTTTAGGCCAAGTTCCATGCCGCACTGCATGGCCACCATGACCGTCTCTTGGGTGAACCCCTTGGGACAGATACCGGACTTGACCACCGCGCCAGAAAACCTCCACATCTCGTCCATGGTGGCGAGTTGGAGTCCGTAATTCCCGGTGGCAATCGCGCGCTTTTGAGTTGGGGCAAGTGCCGTTTCGGGTGTCGTCTTGTACTCACTCTGAGTTTCTGACATCAAAAAAGCTCCTTCTGTTGGGGGACGGAAACTCTCTTGCGGAAGTACGGGCATGACCCGTCTCTCGCAAATCCGCAATACTTCTCGCAACAAATCCAGTGCTCGTCGTTGGCCGGGAGAAATACCTCGGCCTCAATCGCTCTGATTGCCGCACCGATCTTCGCCAGGATAACGTTGATATCCTCCTGGCTCCGGTCCGATACCTGCATGTCATAGACCGGCCCAGACTTCAGGCCGACAATCGTATCGAGCGCAACAGCGGTCGGCATCTTTCCGCAAATCACATTGTACGCGAGGGTGTACATGCTGAGTTGCTGGTCATTGACTACTTTCCCGGCCTGCGGTCTACGTCCTGCCGTCTTGAGGTCTCGGATGACGCCGGATTCCTCGACCACGTCCATGCGTCCAGCGATCTTGTACGGCAGGTCGTTCATGGTCAATACCCAAGGCCATTCGATGCCCGGGTGGCCGCCAGGAAGTTCCTTGGCCGGATTGATTGCTGGTGCAATCTCCTCGGCATGGCAGACGCACATGCCCACGGCCTTGTCCACGACTTCCCCCTGGGCTTTCGCTGGCGTCTTACCTTCTTCGGGATCGATGTAGACCCCGGATTCCATCTCGTTTTTCTCCCACGTCTCGTTCACGGTCTGGGCGGCGGCATCCTTCACGTCGTCACCTTTTAGGATCGTATCTGCCAACTTCGCTCGAAGCGTGTTGGCGGCGACGACATGAACTGACGTGCCGAGGATGAGTGCCGCGCTGGACGGCTCCTTGTCCCCGCAGATGTATCGGCGGCGATATTTCTCGCCGCACATGAACATCAGTTCCAAGTGTGAGTTGTGTATGGTTTGGTTCATGCGTGGCATCCTATCACAGTTGCGATTCGATTTCAACACAAATTGCATGAAATTGCAAAAAATCACTTGAAATCGATTCCGTGGTGTGCTATCATCCCGTCCTATTGGCTGTGGCATATCACCCTGGCGGAAGTGAATCGTGAGCCCATTCGCACAGCGAGCCTACGAGAAGATTCGAGCGCAGATCCTGCACGAGCGAGTCAATCCACCTGACCCGCACAAGTTCTCCGTGGCGTATCGCATGAAGGTCGTAGACGTCGCCCCGTTCGGTATGCCATCCAGCCTGCGGGGGGTGATAGAGGATTGTTATGTCGGGCGATTCGCATACCGACCTTGTATGCGATGCCACAAGTTGATCTGGACTGTCCCCGAGGTCCGCACCTGTGCGAGATGTCAGAACAGTAATCGGCTCATTCATGGTAAACCGGCGCGGCTGGTCGGGACGGCAGAGGAGTAGCGTATGTTCTGGGGGGAGATCAAAGACGAGGAGATGGCGATGCTGAAGGCTCTCTTGACGGAGGCCGCGTGCCGCATCTATGAGTCGGCTGGAAGGCCAACAAGAGAGACCGGCGCTTTCTACCATCACCTCGGCATGGTAACGGCGGCGGAGATTGTTCGGGGCATCGCTCGCAATTCGGATGAGATCCGCAAGATTTTGAGGAGTGCAAAATGACTTGGGTTGACGACCTCAAGACCAAGGAGTGGCAGCTTTACTCTCAGCATGGCGAGGATGGGATCTCGCTCACTATCCTGCCGCACCTGTGCAGGAGAGGCGTCGCCCTGGAAATTGGCGCGGGCAATGGCGACCAGAACAATACCCGCATTCTCAGCGATGTCTGCGGATGGCTGTGCTACTGTTTCGACGGCAAGTGGGGGAATGAGCGCGTCAACAAAGTACACGTCACCAGAGACAATATGAAGGATGTCGTCAAATGGGCCAAATTCGGTGGCAATGACCCATTCGACGTGGTTTCCATAGACGTAGACGGCGTTGACTGGTGGCTCTGGAAGGCCTTCCTTGAAACTGGCGCGCGCCCGGGTCTGTGCATTCTGGAGTACAACGGAGCGGTCAGAGGAGACGTAGCCGTGACCGTTCCCTACTCGGATAACTTCCAGTGGGATGGGACGGACTACCATGGGGCGAGTTTGCTGGCCTTCGAGATGCTTGGACTACAGTACGCGTATCGGCTCGTCTACTGTGAGTCATCGGGGACTAACGCCTTCTTTGTGCATGAGAAGTGCTTGAAAGGCATCGAAGCGCCTAAACTCCACGATCTCTATCGCCGTCGTCACGTCGAGTTCGGGTGGCGACCCGATCTGCCGTGGCAATACGTGTTCTCCGAACTCGGCACTTCCGAGCTACGGCCGTTCACAAGGCAGGAAATAGGAGCGTTCGCATGATCGGCACCAAAGAGCAATGGGAAGCGGTGGTTCGTGGCGTTGGCGAGGTGGTCGCACTGAACTGCGTCGATGATGGCAAGTACTGGCGATACGACACCCTCTGGCATTCCCCCGATGGCTCGTTCGGGTTCGATACCGTGTTTGTCAAAAAGGACACTCCGTGGTGTGACGATGCGAAGGATGCCGTAGTCACCAATGCCATCCTCGAAATGACGAAGGCCCCCAATGCCCAGGCGGCCTATCTGTATCTGATTAAGCCGTTCTACGAGTGCCAGGACCCCGAGAACGAGGACATCAATACGTTCGTCAAGTTGGCCGAGGCTGGATTGCGCAAGTTCGGCCTGACAGAAGATCCGATGCCATGGGAGGTGGAGAGTGAATCCGACCGCGCCCAAAGTTGACGCACAGAAGTTCATCAAGGAATGGCAGCGAGGCGTTCCCGTGAAGGACATTGCCGCGGCGTTCAAGATTGACCCCGTGCGTGTCCGGGCGATTGCGCACGTCCTGCGAAGCCATGGCGTAAACCTCGAGTTGCGCAAGCCAGGACGGCCTCCAAACGAGTTGGACACCAAGGGACGTTCGTACGAAGACCTGGCCAAGATGACGAGGTGATAAATCATGGGGAGGCTTTCATTCCGTGTCAGTTTCAACGACGTGAAGTGGAAATGGATGAGGTGCCTTCGGTGTGGTCGGAAGTTCTGGACGCACAAAGGGCGGCGCATCTGCTCGAAGCACAACAAGATTACTCGGTCCGGAGTAATTGCCCCAAAAGTCTATCGAAATATCCAGGAGGGAAAACATGCGTAAGGTGAGCCAAGAGGCTATTGCTCAGGCCGTCGAGGTGATACGAAGTGAAGACGGTATTGCCCCGCGCGTTGCCATCGCCGGGGATCTCATTCTGGACAGATACGTCATGGGGACTGTCAGCCGTATCAGCCCGGAGGCCCCTGTGCCGGTGTTCGATGTCGTGGAAGAGTACTACAGGCCGGGTGGGGCAGGGAACGTGGCGATGAACTGCCGAGACCTTGGTGCAAACGAGTGGTTGTATGCGGCTTTCTCCGGCACATATACTTGGCGAGAGATCGCGGCCATTGACAGACGGTACGTGAGTCATTACCTCGCGTCCTCTTCCAAGCCGCCGATCATGAAGACCAGGTACATGGCTGGGCAGCATCAACTCCTCCGCGTGGACAGGGACTACGGGGTGGAACTCTGCGAGAATTCCAGGAACGCCTTTTTGTGCAACATCAACGGGATCAGCAATCTCACGCTCATCATTTCCGATTACAACAAGGGCACGCTGGACGGTATGCGCGAGGATATAGTCCGTATCGCCAAGAAGCAGAACTGCCTCGTCCTTGTGGACAGCAAGTCGCCCACATGGAGCTTCTACACCCGGTCTGACGTATTCATGCCGAACCGCAAGGAGTTCGAGGCTGTCCGGGGGAAATGCAGGGACTTGCAACACATCGCTGACGAGGCCGAGATTACCAAGGACTTCGAGACGATCATTGTCACCCTCGGGTCTGATGGAATGCTCTTGTGCCAGAAGGGGCAAGAGCCGGTTCACATTGAAGCGACGGCAAGGGCGGTGTTCGATGTTTGCGGCGCGGGGGATACAGCTATCGCCGCTCTTGCCGTCCTTCTTCAACTTGGATGCGGCATGGAAGCGGCGACGTGGGGGGCGAATCTGGCCGCAGGGATCAAGGTGGAAAAGATTGGGACGGCTACAGTCACTCGGGAAGAATGGAGGAAGGCATGCAATGAAACTCACACTTGAAGGTCAATCCCTTGGCTCATCTCCCGCTCGAAGGGTCTGCGTCGAGGAGTACTGTGATAGTTGGGATGCTGCCGCGCTCGTCGAGAACTTCCAGTCACTCATGCTGGCTTGGGGATATCCTCCAGACGTGGTTGACGAGGCATTCCTGAGTGCCCGGCGAGTTGGTATTACCAGCAAAGAGCGGCACGATATGACCAACATCGCCCCGAAAATCCTGCACAGAAAGGGAGGTAGAACATGAAGATCAAAATCAATGGGAGGGGGGTGCTGGAGATTGAACGCAAGGGTACCATGAAAGCGCAGTTGTGCCCGTATGACAGTAACGCAAATAGACTGTGTGGCGACTTGTGCCCGTTGTTCCAGGAGCCGGAGTATGACGAGACCCATACGATAATCACATTCGCCATCTGCAAGACCATTTTTCTCGTTGCTCCCGAGGATTTCACGGACGAAAGGAAGTAGCCATGGAACACGGATGGTGGTTGATGGGTGACTACGCCGACAAAAACCGTGATGCCGTTGCCTTTTCATCTATAGCAATTTCTCGCGGTCCGGCACGATCTGGCGGAAATGTTGCTGACGTGCGCGGCGCAACCAAGTCCTGGCAGGAGGCCCTAGCGTGGGTGCGGGACGGGAAGCTGCCGAAAAATGCCGCCGAGCCGGAGCGCGCCGAACGTAGGCAGTCGCCCGCAAGTGCCGACGTTGAGTGGCAAAGCCTCGCGTGCGATCTGCTGCGGCTACTGTTACCTAGCCGAGTACACGGCTGCCTGTGCGCGAAATGTTTGCGCGACGAGATTGCGCTGTATCCCCGGCCAACCACCAAGACATTGAACGATACGGCTCCTGCTCCCGAGCGCGCCACAGAGGTATCCCCCGCGGATACTTCTGGCGACGCGGAGAGACAGGTTATTCCGCGAGAGCGGGAGCCGTCCTCCGCGTCCGACGCGCACTTTGAGTATTGGTTCTCCCGGAAGTTCGGCATAATTCCGCCAGAGTCGTCTGGCTCATGGACCGAACGCAAGCTCTGGCTGCATCGCCATGATGCCGCTAATTTGGCCTGGGACGAACAGCAACAACGTTCTGATGAACGCGCGGTCAGGGCGTTCGTGCGGGGAGCGAACTTTGAACGCTCACAGTCTAGGTGCACACCAGCCGATCTTGAGGATATGGGCCGCCTGCTTCTGACGGAGGGCAACCTCGGGGAGGAGCCGAAGCCCGGAAAGGAGCGAGCATGAAGCGGCGCATAGATCCAGTACCGGAATGGGAAGAGGAACCTGTCCGCTGCGATGATGGCGCCGGCGGGATCGTGTGGTGCGGAAGGTTCCGGTATCTCGGGCGCATGGCTAATGGGGAAGAATACGAAGACGTTGACGTTGACGAAAAGAACCCGCCGCTCGACATACCGAATGCTGTCCCGGTCTGTGTAGACGGAACGTGGTATTGGGATGATGAGCCGGGAAAGGAGCGAACATGAGCGTTTACGTTGACCCGATGCAACCGTGCATCCCCAACGAGAGGTGGCCTCGACGGCAGGTTGCTCATATGTGGGCTGACACTCAGGGCGAGTTACACGCCATGGCCGCGCGGCTCAGTTTGCGGTTGAAGTGGCACCAGCCAAGTAAGCCGTGTCCATCGGGACACTACGACTTGACAGACTGTATGCGAATCTGCGCGATCCGCTTGGGTGCCATCGAGCTTACGCGAGAGCAAGCCGTGGAGTCGTGGGAGGAACTTAGGGAGTTTGGGCCGGAAGCGAAGTTGCGAACGGGGGATAAGCGAGCATGAGCGACACACTGTTAAACCCCAAAGGAGGAAGCCATGAATCGACGCAAGATGCTGGCGATCAATAGTTGTTCCGACTGTCCCCATTTGGGGTACGACGGGCGGCGTACGGTGTGTTGTGAAGCCTCCACAAAGACTGGCAATCGCAAAATTCGTCCAGGCTATCGCATTCCTGTTTGGTGCCCACTGCCTGATGCGCCGGAGGAGAAAGCATGACCAGCGAACATGACATTGAAGTCATCCTTCCGTTGGTGGTGACGGTGAAATATTACCCGGGTAGACCCCCTCCTCATTGCTCGAATCCTGATTCTCCTGGCTACTCGGACCCGGGAGACTCTGATGAAATCGAGATTGTCAATATTCGTTGGCAGAGCGGCAAAACAGTGACCCCGGAACAGGAACAGCAGATCGCGCACCTGTGTCGTGAAACGGATATCGGATCTCTGTATTCCTGGATCGAGGAACAGCTTCTGGAATCGGCACGCCAGCATTGCATTGATCGCCATGACAATCCCCCGGAAGATGACGACTAGGACGCATTCCGGGAGATGGCAAGGAAAGCGTTTGCGCCCAAGGATGTTGAGCCATGACCAAGCAAAATTGTAAATCCAAATCCGCGCAGCCATTCCAAGTAGGCGACAAAGTGCTTTGTACGTTCCACCCGGAATGGGCGCATATCGTTCGAGCGGTTACGTTTATCGCTAAGGACGCCGATTACGGCAGCGGCTGGAGGGTGTGTGCGGACGATGGCTATTTGCATTACAAGTGGCGGTTCGCGATGCCGATTGTTTGGGTCGATTCCGGGTGGTTCACGAAAATCGAAGGGGGAAAATGATGCCTGACCTTGACGCGCGTTTTCCAGACTGGCCAACTGGGCTTTTCCGGTGCATCGTCGCTGACCCACCGTGGCAGATGAAGTTTGGCGAAGACCGTCACCGCGATAGGCGGCCATCAACCGGGAGCCCGAAGGGGACATGGAGCAACCCGCGAATGGATTACCCGACCATGACGCTTCCCGAAATTGAGGCGATGCCGGTCGCAGAAGTGGCCGACAAGGACGCGCACCTGTACCTTTGGACGATCAATCGCTACATCGAGCAGGCATACCGCGTGGCGCGGGCGTGGGGGTTCCGCCCCGTGTGCTTGCTGACGTGGGCCAAGGCGCCGCGAGGTTTGGGGCTGGGTGGAATTTTCGTTCAGACAACGGAACATATCCTGTTCGCACGACGAGGAATGCTGAAGGCTTTGCGCCGCGAGCCGTCAACGTGGTGGAACTGGACGAGGCCGGAAGTCGCAACAGGGCCGAAACACTCGCGTAAGCCGGAGGATTTTCAGGCGCTGGTGGAGACTGTGAGTCCTGGTCCCCGACTTGAACTGTTCGCCCGCCGTCTGCGGCCCGGATGGACTTGCTGGGGAAACGAAGTAGACGGGCACACGGCACAGAGTGTATCCGGTCCTGCCAGCCTGAAGTCTATGTCGCAAGGGGAACTGTTCTAACTTACCGGAGGTTGATTATGAAGACTGAAGAGGAGTTTTTCGCCGCAGTCGAGACCGTGGAAAGGAATGGTCGCATAATTACCCTCGCAGATCATGTGTGCGGAAACTGCGATTCGCCAGCTCGCGTCCTGATCGAAAATCGAGATACATTACGGCGCGTTTATCTGTGCGGCCTGTGCCTAGCTCGATTTGAGAAGCGTGACTTCACCGGCCTTCCGGCGTGTGCCGGGTGCTTCAAGAGGCCACTACCTGCGTTCATGGAGTGAACTATGAAACACATTTACCAGTCCTTTTCAGAGATTGCGGAAACGTTCACCCGGGGCGAGTCTTGGACACATTGCATGAGCAAGCATTCGAGGAACGAATGCGAACCATGGCAACATGGCGTCCATGAGTTCGCTCATTGGTTGGACGCTTGCGGAGTCAAAATCGTCGAGAACCCGGAAATTTTCGATGTTCTGTGGGACAAGGCGAGAACGTACAAGCCTGACAGTTATATGGAATGCCCGAAACGCTCATAGTAGTGACTTTCCTTTTGTATGATCAAGTGCAACGTCTATGTGGCGGCATTACAACCGCAAAGGATGGGTAACATGACCGAAGCAGAGTTGAAGAACTTCGAGCGCCTGTTCCGCCTCTGCGTCGAGCAAGACGAAGAGGAGCATCGGACCAACAAGCAGCACACCCTCACGGTGTCGAAAAAGGGGCGTGCGGCCATTACCGCAGCCTATCGTGAGATCGAACACCTGCGGTGGAAGCTCGGGCAGAGCCTGAAGGACTCAAGGAGGCTATACGCATGAAACCGACAGATAACGACTCTGGCTGGTGGTGGTACAAGAATTCCAATGACGCGTGGGTTTGTCTAGAAGTACATCGCGGTGAGGCCAAAATATCCGGTCGGCGCGCCATACCTCTTTTTGTACTACCGGATAAGTGGGGCGACAAGATACCATACCCGCATGAGACCAAGGCTACCCCCGAGCCACCGGCCAAGTTCAAGCCCAGGGATATCGTGAAGCTGCACAGCTACCAGGCACCTTGGGATGGCTACGTCTTTCTCGCTGCCATCAATGACGAAGTTGGTGTCGTAGCGCCCTACATCGTTTCGCCGGAGACAAAGGCGCCTCCGTTCATCTGGTGGATGGCGGACATGGAGAGGGTCTCGTAACTTGCGCCAGCCAAAGTCCAAACCTACTCGAAAAGAAGCCCGGAAAGCGAAGATGAGGACGATAGCGGACGAGTTAGCCGACCGTGAACTACTCGAACTTGCGCTGGCCAGTTTGCCCGAGAGGGAGCGCCGGATAGTCATCGACAGGTTGAACGACGAGACCCTTAGCAGTGTCGGAAAATCGGTTGGGTTAAGTCGGGATCGAGTGAGGGTGATCCAAAAGGACGCCATCCGCAAACTCGCAAGATGGTTGCGGTGGCATGGAATGGACGTTCGCACCCATCCCGAACTTTGCAGTTGACAAAGAATTTATCACTTGCTAGCATGTAGCGCATGACGACTCCAATAGAGCCAGTAGAGCCGGTTCGATTCCAGCCCGTCCAGGTCCACAAGGAGACATGGCGAGCCCTTCGCCGCATCGCCGCGGTAACCGACGAACGCCTCGCCATGCTCGTCACCCGGCTCGTCGAGGCCGAGCACGTCCGGGTCTTCGGCAAGGATTTCAAAGGGAGCAACGACCGGGCGTGACCCCGAAAGGAGGTCTGGTGGAAGTAGCAATCCACGACAATCCAAGCCCCGCCCTCAGACATGGGGGAGCGTCCCATGTCCAGGCCATGCTACGCCTGCACCAGGGGGCGGGGCTTTTTCTTGAAAGGGGCTCCCATGCCTGAAGACATCAGGATCCACGTCGGGTTCAAAGACCACATCAAGACCAAGAAGCTCCGCAAACGCCTCGGATGGGAAGGATTGGGGGCACTCATCTACCTGTGGCTGTCCGCAAGAGAATCCAAGCCAAGGGGAGACCTATCCGGGCTATCTGCCGAAGACATCGCCATGATGGCCGAATGGGAAGGAGATCCTCAACGATTCGTCGATGTACTCGTTGAGATCGGATGGCTAGACAAAGACGAGCAAGGCAACATCAAGCTGCATGACTGGGAGACATGGAATCGATTCGCTTACTATTCTGAGGAGAGATCAGAGGCCGCGCGCCAAAGTGTTGCCTGTAGGCATGATAGAAAAAATAAGGCTACGAAACGTAAACGAAACGTATACGAAACGTATACGGATCGTATACAAAACGCTAACGAAACGTCTACGAACCTCTCTACTCCATCTCCTCTTCCTCTTCCTCTTCCATCTCCTACTCGTTCAGATCCCCCCGTTGGGGGGCAGGGGGGGAAAGACCAAAAGGCAGAAAGCCAAACAGCCGAAGCCAAACAGCCAAATACCAAGAAGTTCATACCACCTACAGCAGACGAAGTACGAGCATACGCAGGCTCAATAGGATTCGAGGCACTGAACCCAGAAGGATTCATAGCAAGCTACGAACAGAAAGGGTGGCGAGTAGGTAGAGCGGCAACTCCCATGAAAGACTGGAAAGCAGCCGTCCGTCTCTGGAAACAGAATGCCTATGACCGAGGTGAATTACCAACTACCGACCCTGAACCGAAACAGGCCGCCGACTCCAATGGCAGACCTCACACCGCTGCCGAGTTCGCTCAGATCCTCTCCCCCTTCTCTCGCAAGACTCCGAAGGAACTCAAAGCCTATGCCCCTGACAATATCGTCGCTACCCTGAAGTACCGCCACGCATACCGCCCGGCCTTCGACGATATCCTCGCCTTCTCAACCTTCGCCTACGACTTCTCGTCCCTCTGTGCCGCCCTGGAGAAAGCCGATGCAGCCCAAGCAGCCGCGGCAAACGCGTAAAGCCCCTATCATGTCGTCCGAGATCGTCTGCGACGAGGCGCTCGTGTCCTCAATCATCCAGGACGCACCAGCCGCCGCCGCAATCATCCCCACTCTCAACCCTGCCGAGTTCTTCACCCCATCCCTTCAGGCCATTGTCCGAGCCATGCAGGAAATGCAAGCCCAGTCCACCCCAATCGACTGGGTGTCAGTCTCCCATGCCATAGGCGGCACGGTAGACGTGAAATACCTCCGCGAAATCATCAAAGAAGCGTCCCCATCCCCTGCACACCTCGCTTTATACCTCCGCAAGCACCGAGAACACGTCGCCCGACGTGACCTCATCTCGAAGATCGACGACTTCCGCACCCTCCTCGACACCCAAAACACAGGCATTGACGGCATGCTGGAGACGTTCAAGACCGTTTTGGGCACACTAGACACCTCCGGGGCGCTTTCCAGTGGGTCCGTAACTCTATCTGCCGCACTCGACTCCCTCGAAGCGCAGCAAAGTCAGGGAATCGACACGTCCATCCCCTGTCAGTTCCCAACCTTAGTCAGTAGAATGGAAGGGGGGCTGCATTTTGGCGAGTATGCAATCCTCGCAGGCCCCCCGAGCATGGGGAAGAGCACTTTAGCCCTGCAACTGGCCAATCGAGCGTCTGAAACCTTCCCAGTCCTCTACTTTTCCTTCGAGTCCCCAGCTACAGAAGTCGCCAAAACCCTTGTTGCGCAACTAGATCGGCCCTACGACGACGCCGTTGCCTTCCTCCGAGACCGCAACTTCGTCATCGTGTCCGCCCCAAAGGACGGCATGGGGTTCATTGGGGCTACATGCGCCGAATTCGTCAAGGAACATGGCCAGTCGCTCATCATAATCGACACGATCAACAGGATTTACGAGGCGTCTCGCCCCTTCGAGACACGCCACCGCGAGCTGTCCTACATCTCCAATCGCCTGGACGGCATTGCCGAGGCAACCAACTCTGCCGTTCTTGCCATCGCTCAGCTTAACCGTGCGTTCACGAAGAACATGGAGCGGCCTCCACGCATCCAGGACCTGCGCGACTGTGGGGAACTCGAAGAACACGCCGACGTCATCCTGCTCCTCTACTCGAAAAACTACGACAACAAGAACATAAGCATCGACGACGAAGTCACGCTTACCCTTGGGAAGCAGCGCAACCGTGCAACAGGCGTCGTATTCCTCGCCTTCGATAAGGCCGGGCGACGATTCTACGAAATTGAACCCAAAAAAGACGAAAGGAAACACCATGCAACCAGTTACAAAGACGACTAGTCGGGCCGAAAAAGCCTACTATTCTGCCGTCGAACTCTACCTGCTACACGTCCTCCACTGCCGAACCTGTCTGGTCCAAGGCAAGCAAGTAGACTTCGAGCAACGCTGTGCCACCGGGAAGGAACTTTGGAACGATATCGAACTCCTTGGGGACATCTACATCCACTCCACACCAGAAAGGGAATCCTCTCATGCCTGACTACCCCCTTCGCACAGTCCGCGCTGCCCCGTCTGCCATACCAACCACAACGGCGAGACTATCCTCGTGGCCATCGACGGTACACAGGAAGGCAAATTATGTCAAGGCATTCCAGTCCACCTCTGGTGCGCCTTCCCTAACCAGTTCAACCTAGGGTGCCGTATCCTTTATCGGAAGTGTGTCGAACCTAAACCAGTTTCAGTAAAGGAGTAAGACCATGACCATCCTCCCGTGCCCAATCTGTAAGTCAACCCGAGACATCCTCATCGCCCAGCCCTACCTCAGCACAACGACATCTTTGCGACTGTCCTGCTCAGACCACTGGCGCACATTCTTCCATCCAGACCTCAACGACGCCGTAACCGAGTGGAACGAAGAAGTCAGGCGCAAGCAAGCCGCCGCGCCCAGCGAGCATGACTCAGACCAGGCCGCCTCGCCCGACCGAATCGATAAGCTCGAAGACCTCATGGCGAAGCTGCCAGACGCCCTACGCTCTGCCATCGACGAGCAGACGATTCCCCCCAAACCCAGAAAGGCCAAGCGCTCTCATGACTAGCCCCCTTCCCCCATACGACCCAGACTGGATCTCAGTTGACGCCAGACTTCCTGCCCCAACAACACCAGTCCTCGTCGTCCAAGGCCAGGACTTGCACGTCATTTATGCCGTCGCCGTTTTCAACCCGGAAACCAAAGTATTCATGCTCGATGACTGGTACACACGTTCCCCAGGCCACTACACGCACATCGGCAACGTCCGATTCTGGAAGCCTATCGTCCCCCCTCATGCCATAGCCAGACCCAACTACGTCAAGTGCGCCTACTGTACCAACGACCGCCCCCCAGACAACTCAGAATGCCCCACCTGTGGCTATACCCCCGGAAATGCCACCCTCGTTATCCGCCAAAATTCAGAGAAATCCCATGACTAAACAACCCATCGAGCCCATCCAACTGCTGCTTGCCGCAATAGACTCCGAGTACGACGCCATCTATAAGCGCATCCAAACACTCAAAGACATCGTGGCAAAGGCGCATGCCCAAGCCACAGATCCGAAAGCATCAGCCGTTTTACATGGCCCGCCGTTCACCGACACCCAACGCCTTGACTGGTTCGACAGTTTGATAGCCATGAAGCACGACACCAAACTCTTAGTTCTCCAGACCCGCATTCGCGACCACGAGGTACTCAACGGTCTCCCACACAACGCCGCCCTGCGCGCGGCCATCGACGAGCAAATGCGACCTATCCCCCCAAGGACGCCACCGGTTGAACCCGAACCCCAAACCAAGGAAGGCTAACCCCCATGACTAAACACATCCCAGCCCCAATCCATACCGTCCGGTGCAAGAATGGCATGGCCAAACAGTTTCGCCTCACCCGCCAACTTGCCATCTCTCTCATGTGTTCCGAGTGCCTAGGCTTCGAGGGTGACCCACAAGTATGCTGCACATCACCCATGTGCCCCCTCTTCCCATACCGCCGCCGAACCATCCGATCCCACAGGGGCAATATCCCCCTCAATTCCACGAAAGGCCATTAAACGCATACTTACGCCCCTATTTTGAATCCGGACCGAAAAAACGTGAAAAAGTGCCTTCAAGCAAAAACTTTTCAAATTAGACCCGTTTCTGCCCCTTCTGACGTGTCCTGCAAGGCTCCTAATGCCTCGACCCCATCCCAAAACCCCAATAAGGCACACCCTCATGCCCATCCAACCCATTGACGCCCTCGCTCGCATCATCGTTCACTGCTACGCCGCTATCGAACACCAAGGCTATCACCCAGAATACAAAAAAGCCTGCATGGATATCCTCAAAGTCATCGAGTCCACACCTCTCCCAAAGTGGTCCAACCGCCGCTGCTTCCTCTGTAAGTCACCCCTGCCAATGAGAAAGGAGAAACCCCGTGCCCGCAAAGCCTGACATCCTCCCCCAACTACGTGAACTGGCCGAAAAGTGGGAGGGAGAAGCCTGTACCGCAGTCACCCACGCCAACGCCTTCCGTATCAGCCACGATACGCCGAACTTCCGTTCATACGCCGCCCTCGCGAGCGCACTCGTCACCTGCTCCCTGGAACTCCTCAAAGTCATCGAGTCCACCCCCACCCCAAAGCAGGCCACGCCCACAGAGCAATGGCGACCAGTCACCGAGACTGAACCAAAAGAAGATGACGAGGTGCTCGTGTGCGGCTCAATATCCTTCCCAGGAGCATGCATGCTTGCTTATCGAGCGTCCAACCGCTGGTGGGCTCAAGGTAATGATGCCGAAGATTATCAAATTGCATGTCCAACCCTCTGGCTGCCCATCCCACCTCCACCGCAAAGTCTGCCCCCCTCTTTCAAACCTAGCATAGGCATTGGATCCCCAAAGAAGGAGTAAACCCATGCCCGCAAAACCTGACCTCCTCCGCCAACTGCTTGAACTGGCCGAAAAGTGGAATAACGAAGCCAGTAGCGAAGCCTCGAACGCCAACATCTTCCGTAACCACCACGATATGCTGAACTTCCGCACATCCGCCGTCCTCGCAGCAGCCTTCGCAACCCACTCCCAGGAACTCCTCGATGTCATCAAAAAACACCAGCCTCACCAACCAGACATCCCCTCCTGCGACTCCCTGGGCATGGGATTCCCAAAGGACACGTAGCCAACCACCACCCCATGACAACTCCCCTCAAAGCCCCCTTCCCCTACTTCGGTGGTAAGTCCTCTATCGCACCTGAGATATGGTCCCGATTCGGATCCGTCCGCAACTACGTCGAACCCTTCGCAGGCTCCGCAGCCATGCTCCTTGCTCGCCCGAAACCCTGGGACGGCACCGAAACTATCAACGACGCCGACGGCATGGTCTCCAACTTCTGGCGCGCCCTTCAGCATGACCCCGACGCCGTCGCTCACCACGCCGACTGGCCTGTCAATGAAGCTGACCTCACCGCACGCCATATCTGGCTCGTCAATCGCAGGGACTCTCTCACCGAACGCCTTATGGCTGACCCAGACTGGTTCGACCCCAAAGCCGCTGGCTGGTGGGTCTGGGGCATGTGCTGCTGGATAGGTGGCGGCTTCTGCTCGGGCAAAGGCTCGTGGACCTCGCTCGACGGCAAGATCGTCAAAACAGACAACCTGGGCGTCAAGCGCAAGATGGTCCACCTGGGCGATGCAGGCAAGGGCGTCAACCGCAAGGTTGTCCACCTGGGCAATCCGGGCCAGGGCGTCAACCGCCAGGTTGTCAACCTGCGCAACGCTGGCATGGGCGTCAACCGCTCCAGCCTTCACGCTTCAAACCCAGCCGACGCTATCGGCCAATGCCAACAGTCCACCGAAAATCTCACCGCCTACATGCGCATACTAGCAGATAGACTCCGGCTCGTTCGCGTCTGCTGTGGCGATTGGTCACGCGTCTGCGGTCCATCCCCAACCGTAGCCCTCGGCACCACAGCCGTTTTCCTCGACCCCCCGTACTCCACCGAAGCTGGCCGAGATCCAACCCTCTACGCCTCCGAAGACCTCTCCGTCGCCCACGCCGCCCGCGAATGGGCTCTGCAACAAGGCCAAGACCCACGCATGCGCATCGCCCTATGTGGCTACGAAGGTGAACACCCAATGCCAGACTCCTGGGACCGCTTCGAGTGGAAAGCGAATGGAGGCTACTCCAGCCTGGCCGACGATGATGACTCCCAAGGCAAACTCAACTCCCGCCGCGAACGCGTCTACTTCTCCCCTCACTGCCCCAAACCAGCCGCCCAACTCTCACTCTTCTGACCACATTGACCCCCGTCTCACTACATGCTATGCTTCTGGCGACTCGACCTGGTTCATCGCCCTATGACAATTCGATAAAACCCCCAGCCAAGGGAACCCCACCAAATCGGTGAACTGGGTTCGAGTCACCTTGGCCGGGGGTCGTTTTTCCAAAAGTGACCACCCATGTCAGGGAAAGGCAAAGTACTATCACAGTGTGCTCAGTGTTTACCGTATTCTCATGTGTCGCAAGTATCCGACGTATGGCAGACCCTGGCCGCCACCCTGCCCAATGGCATAAAGGCCATCATCGAACTCTATGACTACACCAACTATTACAAGGCCGGATACCATATACCCAGGTACATCAAAGGCCAACTCCTGGAATTGGGGTGCGACCCGGACACAGCCAAACCAGATTGGTTTTCCAGTTTTATCGAAAAGGCCGCCGACGAACTCGACCTTGAAGACACCGAAATCGAACTCATTGTTGGCACATACCTAAAGGCGTTCCCATTGACTACCACACCCGAAGGCTACGACAAACTTTCCGAAGCTATGCGCACGGCAGAGAAAATCCAACTCCCGTCCCTAGCCCCAATCAACCTCAGACCGACTACCTTGCTCGTGGCTAAACTAGCCTACACTCTTAGCCTAGACAACCCAGACTCATTCGTGCTCCCTCAGCACCGGATAGCCCAGTGGCTCAAAATCAGCCAGCCTACAGTCTCAGCAATGCTGACAATCTTGGAAACCAGGGGAGTCATCAAGTGCACGGACAACACCTACTCGTTGTCCGCCCATAAAGCCAAAGAATACCGCTTCATCTACTCCCCTAAGAAGTAAGACCAGGACAGGCGCCCCTAGGCGGCAACATGACCGCCTCAACCCTCGACCTCTCCTTCGGTTCAAATAGCTTGGAGGCGACATCCTCCTCCAAGCTATTTTCCCTCGGACGACCAACTCCCCCCTGCCTCCCCACCAACCCTCGCCCTATCCCTCTTGGCCACCTGACTCAGAAGTTCCTCCAACTCCATCGAATCCAGACAAGCATTCTTTCCAGCCTCGCCAAAAGGGACCCTCGCGGCCCCTCCCCCACCCTCACGTATACGTGCCCGCACGCGATAGAGGAGTTAGTACTGACTCCAAGGAAGGGGTCTTAATCGGAAAGTCTGAAGTCTGAAAGTCTGAGTGCCTGCCCTCTGCATTCTGCCCTCCGCCTCTGATTCTGCCTCTGACCGCGCTCCCCAGAGCGATTCCTCTGAAAACGCGCCCATAAGGGCGATTGGCATGGGGCGAGAGGCCATGCCGGTATTGTGTATAAGAAAGGGGGCGGGGTGTCCGCGGGGGTCTCCCCCCGTCGGTGGCAGGGGGGGGCTCTCCCTTGGCTAGTGAAGCCTAGGCATGCGGCGCATGAGGGCCGGGAAGGGGCGAGGGGAACTGTCCAGATAATTGATCTTATCACGTGAGTTTGTCCCGATAGCCAGGAGTTCGCCCCAGGATTGCACCCACATTGCCAGGTCGGAACTCACGTGATAATCAGCATGGCCCGGCCGGGATTGCGGCGGGACGGTCCGCCTGAAGCCCGGCCCTCGCGTCCACCTGGGACGCACCCTATCGGGACACGGGAAGCGAACCGGACTGGCTATTCGGGTCAGCGCGTCATTTTGGCGCGCCAATTTGGCGTAGTGGTGGGGTTTGTGGCGGGAAAGTGTGGGCATAGTTCCCCCGACCCCATCTTTGCTCGGCGCGTCAAATTGGCGTGCCAGGATAGCGCGATGCGTCATAATGGCGCGTTTTTGGCGCAGCCTGAAATCCTATTAGCTTGTGCCGCAATAAGTTACGATTGCCTACGATATGGTACTAGGCTTGCATGTATGTTGTGTGCGTTTGGGAAGGGCTGAAACCTAACACCTTGTAGACGGAGGATACGCTATGCGTCGCCATCGGCGGAAGTGTATGCGCTGTGGGGACAGAGGAGACGTGGTGGATTGTGGGCTGGAATGCCGGACGTGGGGGCGGAGAGTCTGGTTGTGTCGGGAATGCTTGGAGGCGTCAGACTACCGTAACCTGTATGGGGAAACGAGGCGGGACGAGGCGAACGCGAACGACATTCTTTTCCGCATCATTTTTCCGGGCCGGATTCTGTAACACCTTGTAGGGGAGAGAGACGCTATGGCTACTGTGCCTTGCTTGGCTTGCAATGCTGATATGCCCGGGTACGTCAAGATGGGATGGTATACGGTTTACTTCTCCGGTCCGACTGAGAATGCTTGTGTGGACTTGGTTGCGCTGGTCAACGCGTTGCCGCATGGTTCGGGCATCGATTCGGATTGGCACGTGGAAGTTGCCCAGAATGGGAACGTCCGGTGCTGCAATTCCTATCATGCCATGGACGACAATGGCATGTATTGTGGCTACCGGGACTTCTCCTTCCGCTTGTTCCGGTACACTCGGGACGAGAAGCATCCGCTTCGTGGCCCTTGCGCTGGGCAGGTTCAAGTGACATACCGGAAGGGAGATATCGGGATGAGCATGAGGGGAAGCTCGGACCTGCACGAGTATCTGTATGAGACATGCGAAGCTGCTCTGTCGGAGGCTGGGATTGTTTCGCCGATGCGGCAAGAAATCGAAGCCGCTTAACCCCTAACCCCTTTGGAGACTCACACTATGGCAACGACTATGGAGTACCTTCGGCGCGTTCGGTTTGCGGATCACGTGTTGGAAACGTGGGAAACTGGCAAGGCGTCCTCTTCTCACCAGTATCTCGGCTATCGGTTGACCGGCCCGGATGGCATGGTGATTTTCGAGGGCGAGGACTTCGGTTGTCCTGGCTCGATGTCGATTGACTCCGATGCTACCTTGCGCAATCTTCTGGGCTTCCTGACTCTTCGTCCGGGCGATACCGACGAAGAGTACTTCGCGAACTACACTCCGGCCCAATTGGCTTGGGCACAGGCTAACGGCGAAGAGCTTAGTCTGTGGTCGTTTGAGCGTGGGGACTTCGGCGACGACTTCGAGGAAGCCGCCTTCGAGGACCTCAAATAGCCCCTAACTCCGGGCATCGGCCCGGGCCACGGTTCCGCTTGGAGCTGTAACCCGGGCCGAAGTTCCTACTTTGAGGAGGGCGTCACTATGACACTAGAGCGAGCGCGCGCTAAGGCGGCGGTTTTGTCGGCGCAATCTGGCGGCCGCCCCACCTACGTTGTTTTAATTCAACACGACGGCGACAAAATGACGTTCCAAGCGTGCCAGCTTGGCTACATTGGCGACGATGATTTTACGGCACGCGGGGGGCTCGTAGTAGAAGAGGTCACTATTCGGGCTGAAGTTCTTATACTTTAAGGAGTTCACACTATGACGATCTATACTACGGCGGAACTACGGACGCGGGAATGGGAGGCGTTGCTTGCTAGGATTGCAGCAACAGCGCGGAGCCTTCACGAAGCCGAGAAGGCCATGCGAGCCGATGGCAACACCTACGGTATCGAATACGTTGCCGTCGAAGATCGGGAACTGGCATACATCAACGTCGGCGACACCTATGCCCCGACAATCGGGCAGGAGGGCGGCGGTCCGCTCTTCGTCACCTCGTGGGGCGACTGGCTTGAAGGGGCGGAACAAGACTACTGCGAGGAGAATGATTGCACTCGATGCGGGTATTGTGGGGAATTCACGCCGCTTGGGGACGACTGGCGCAACACTCGTTGCGAGCATTGCGGACGGAACGTGTCTACGGGCGAACCCATGGACGCGCTCAGGGACGAGGACGGCGAAGAGGAATAGTCTCTCCCCCGGCCCGGGGCCGGGCAAGTGCCTTATAGGCTTTCGCCCGGCTTCGGTTCCTTTCCGCTCTGTTAGATTGTAACCCTTTTGGAGTTCACGCTATGGCACAAACTGACAAGGCAAAACTGGCGCAGGTTGTGCGCGATCTCTGCGACGAGATCGCGGGCATTACCGTAGACGGAAATACGGTGACGCCGCAGGACGCGCCGTCTATGCTGGCATACGTCCTGTCCAGGTCGTTGACCCGGGCCGACATCGTTGAGGCCGTCATATTTGCGCTGCGGCAGCGTGTCCCGTGGTGGGATCGCCTGGACGAGTACCTTGAGTCATAACCTTAGCGGAGGGATTCACTATGCTTAACCGCTTGGAATATCAGAGACTTCGACGCCAGGGCATGGCGGCAAAATGGGCTTTTCACAGTGCCAAGGTACTGGCCCAATGGCAAAACCTCGGGGGGGAAGATGTTCGACTTCGGGTTGAGCCCGACGAGGGTATCAGTTTTGACAACCTCGAAGGGGACTGCTTTAACCCCGTGGTCAATTCCGACATTCCCGCCAGCAAAGTGGCCCGGGAGCAAAAGGAATTCAGGCAGCGCGTGAATGATGAAGGCGTTTGGTTTGTTGTCGGGGAGTATCGGGACGCTTTCGGACGCTGGCGGAGCGCGGACAGTTGCGGGGGCTTCGTGGGCGACGACTGGAGGGATTCCGGGTACGATACCGACATCATGGAGGCTACGATTCGCGCCTTCCTGGGCGACTATTCAGAATGCTTAGCCTGACTCTCTGTCACCTTTACCTTATTGGGGAAACGCCATGACCCTAGAGATCACCTATTGCCCGGAACTATCCGCATTCGAGCGGGCCAAAACGGGCGGCCCGCAACGTGTTAGATTAGTCGCCTGACTCTCTCCCCCACGTCGCCGGGACGGGCAACGGCGACTGGGGGGCGAGACTCACCACTTGAGACGAGGAGGCAACGTGGAAGTTTACTACGTTTTTACGCGCACTTGGTGGCGGCTGAATCCCTCGTGGCCAGAGGGGCGCGAGCCGTGTCCAGGCCGTCGGCGCACCATAGCCCGGAATTGTTCCGAGGACGAGGCGAGAAGGATCTGTGAACGGTACAACATGACTCACGAGGCGGGGCGCTTGTCGCGCAAGGCCGAATTCGACATCCAGCGTTAGACCCCGGCCCGGCGCTTTCCGGGACTTCAACTTCACTTGCACGGAGGAATCACGCGTGGCAGTTCTACCGGTGGAGGGCACGCGATACTGCCCTTATTGCGGCCTGCGCCTGCGCTGGAAGACACGCGCGGAAAAGCCCCTGGACGATCTCTACTGCCCATCCTGCGGGCGGCATGGGGGCGCGTTTACTCCCACCCGCAACGAGCGCATCGGCCGGGGGAGATACTGGGTCCCGGATCGTGGGCTGGGCTGGTTACAGTGGGAGATCCAGACGCGGCGCACCGACAATGACGCGGACGACGCAGAGCGGCAATGGCATCGGGACATGGATATTATCCCGAGCCGGTGGCCAGACTATGATCGAAAGCGCGCGCTGGCCGAACTGCAACGCCTGAGACAGCATCCTTTTTGGTCCGAATATCGTCTGGTGCTGGTTCGCTAACTCTTTTAGGAGATAGACACTATGGCAGCCGAACGCTGTTTTGTCTCGAAGGCACGCGGCACGGTAATCGACGTTCTCCGCGATGGACGGACCCAATGCTTCGGGAAAACGCTGGAGCAGTGCCGCGGTAGATACCCCGACGCCGAGGAGATGACTTTGGATGACTTTTGCGCGTGGAAAGCCTCACGCCAGCGCACGCCGATCACTTGGCAGGAAACAACCAAGGGCAAATTCAACCAGATGCTTGAGATACTCCCACCCGCGGCAATGTTCGGTGGCGGGTTCCTGGTGGGCGAACCTATGGACCACGACGCGGGCAACGGCCGCCCGCGGTTTGAGGCGTACCGGCAGAGAGGGGCGACCTTCCAAGTTGCCAGCCGGCCCCTCACGCTGGCCGAGTTTACGCGCGAGATCGCTAACCCGTAACCTGAAAGGAGCCACCATGCCCGAAACCGAGCAGTGAACCCCGCCCTCGATGGTCGGCTTCGGTATCTCCCCCTCCCCATCATCGGGAATGATTATAGCACGGAGGGGGCTACCTGACAAATTTTCTACACCTACTGGGAGGAATTGCCATGCTTATCCCGCCCCACGTGGCCGCATTTATCGAAACACCGCCAGCCGTCAGGCTAGAACTCGCCAGTAACCTGTCTCTGTGGCATTGGCGAGAATGTCAACTATTCCCGGCCTATGCTGACACCATCCGGTACGACCCGGTAATCAGCGATGAGTACATGGCGCACACCCGCGGGCGCTATTGGGACGTATTGAGGGCGGCAAAACGGGTTGCCGCTCCAGGCGTCGGGGAACGGTATATTTCCGGCCGCTGGACGCAGGCAATGCTGGACCGGCTTCGTGTACTCGTTGCGCAATGGGGGCGGCAATGGCCGCAAGTGCCTATGGCCTGGTATGATGAGCACGCAGGAGAGGAAACGAGCAGCGATGAATGGGTAGGGCGTAGTCATGGGCGCGGCGACAACGACATCACCGCAATAACTAGCGGACCAAGCCGCGGCATAGCGTGCCGCCGATGGCCTGGGCGTCGCGACGAAGTCCAATACGTTGTGTACGACCTGGGCGTGGGGATTGACTCCGGCGATTATGCGCTCTGCGCTGCCATCGTCGCCCCGGCGTGTATCTATTCCACGCTGGCTTGGCGTGATTCTATCCCCGGAGCATTGGCCGCCGCTCCAGCGATGGCGGCAAGGAACCAAGTGAACCGAAACGAGTAGCCCTACATTTTTTGTATACCGGCCCTACATTTTTTGTATACCTGTTGGAGGAATGCGATGGACTCAAACGACTTCGTAGCCCGGGCGGTGAACAGCTTGAAGGCCCGGGCTTTGTGCATGGACGATGAACACGACCGCGCCCGGATGGCGGAGATAATCCGGGCAGAGTTCCAGGCAACCTACGGCCCACGGCGCGACGTGATCGCCGAGGTCAGAGCCTACGCCGACCAAACCTATGCCCGCGCGGTCGGGGCGGCTTACAGGAATCCTAACCCGAAAGGAGGCTAGCATGCCACATACACATTGTCCCATGGAACCAACAGCAACGGTGATGAACCGAAGCGGAGTCATATTCGACATCATGCCAACGGTTAAAGGCCAGCACTACATTCACCAGCGTGACTATCATGGCCTTTTTCTTTGGGGTGCTACCTCCAACTACAGCAAGGACACAGCCGAATGGCTCATCAAGGAGCGCATCTGGCACCTAGTCTCTGGTACCCTACCAGACGATTGATCCTTCCGGGCGGCCGTTCCCACAACGCACAACCTGCCTAATGCCGCCCTATAGACCCCTCGGGAGTTCTAGCCTCCTGGGGGGTCTTCCTTTGGACCTCGCCTTGAACACAACACCCGCCTAGCGTAGACTCTCCGCGCATGGACATCACAATCTTCGTTCCAGGCCAGCCCATCCCCCAAGGCAGTATGCGCGGCATCCCCATCCGCAAGCGGCGGAAGGACGGCACGACCTACACTGGAGTGGTCCAGATTCACGACAAAGGGGCAACCCTTCGGGCGTGGCGCGACAAGGTGCGACTCTTTGCCTGGCAGGAAATGATCAAGCGGCGCCTTCAAACCTCGGGCAGGCCAATAGCTATCGCCGTGGACTTCACCGTCGCGCCGTGTAGGAATGGCAGGGTGTGCGACCTGGACAAGCTCACGCGTGCGGTTCTCGACGCCATGACCGGGACGGTCTACAAAGACGACTCGCAGGTATCCGCCCTGATGGCAAATAGGTTCATCGCCTCAGTTGGCGATCCCCTCGGGGCCAAAATCACCGTAGAGGAGACTGTGCAATGACCCAGGCGGACTATATCGTGACCGTGCCAATCAATCCTAGAGTACGGAATGAGGGAGAAACAGCAACGAGCGTCATAGCGGGTTGCGGAGAGAAGACCATCACCCTTCGGGCAACTCGGGTAGAGGTTGACTGCGGATTCCTGAAGATGGGCGAAGAGCCAGAAGCCGGAGTGAAGGAGACTGTAGCCATCTTCGCTCCTGGGGCTTGGAAGCACATCATTCGCGTCGTCCCCACCACGGAGACCAAACCGTGAGCGACGAGCCTGCCGCGATAACACGAGAGGAAATGAATGAGTTGTTGCGCAACTGCCGACATGCAGACGATCTCCTTCAAAGATCGCTTCGTGTTCTCAAGGCAATATCGACCCATAGACAGGACGCTTCATGGGACTGCGAAATTTCCCAACTGACACAGGCTATCAAGCAGCATCTACAGAGGACCTAACCCATGCGCGAAAAATATCACTGTTTCATCGGCCGGTGGAGTCCTCCACACCTCGGGCATGCGTACCTGTGGAAGACAGCGCACGAGGAAGATGGCCTTCCAATCCTCGTGCTCGTGCGAGACTCGGAAGACCTGTGGCCACCATTAGTAAGGCGCGACATGGTCGAGGCTACCCTGGATGATCTAGGTATCCCTGGATATGCCGAGGTCATCCCGGACATTGAGTCTGTGGACTACGGCAGAGACGTGGGGTATCGCGTGCGGCAGCTTGCCCCGGACGGATGCCCTCAAATCTCGGGCACGGCAATCCGAGCGGCCATCTGCAATGGCGATGAAGCTGGGTGGATCTCTGTTGTTACGCATACAGTCGCACAGATCATCAAAAGGGGGCGGAATGATCCGAAGTATCCTCTTTTGGCTTGATGAGTTTGAAGAGACAATGAACTCTGGATTCCCACTGGGTTGCGGAGCAGGGTGCTTAACTATACTCGTAGTTCTCATTCTGGGGTTCGTATTGGGATTGCACCTTCGTAGGGCAATAGATTGGATACTCTTATGAAGCTCGAAATCGAATCACGAATCAATCTGCTTGCTCCCGTCTTGCGGGGGCTTACCAGAGACCGATCCACGGCGTTTAAGGCATATACCGAGGCGATGGCTGCGCGGGAAGAGGGCCTTGCGCGCAAGGCGGCATGGCCCAGCGAATTCGACGTGGCAGACGGCTACCATCTAAACCTAGCCACGTCCACCGCGTCACGTTATCTAGCTCTGGTTGCGGAGCTAGACGACCGCATAGAGAACCTCTTGAAGGAATACCGCGCATGAAGCTGGAAATAGGCTCCGGGTACCATCCGCACCTTGGCTTCGAGCACATGGATATCAACCCGAAGCTCCCCCACGTCGAGCACGCCCAGGACGCAACTAAGCTCTCCAAGTTCGCCGATGGTAGCATAGGGGAAGTCCTATCCGTCGATTGTATCGAGCACTTCGGGTGGCCGGTTGTACCTGACGTATTGAAGGAGTGGGTTCGGATCATCGTTCCGGGTGGGGTCATTCGCATCGAGACCTCGGACTTCGATGCCATCCTGCGGATTTACAAGGAGCCTGGCCATGCCACCCTGAACGCCCTTTGGGACGTGCCGCACTTCCGGTTCCCGTTCGGCAGTCATCGGCATGCTTTCCGATGGCTTCAATTCGAGTTGTACTCAGGCATCCAAGGGCCGGGGGCTCATCGAGCCACCTTCACATTCGAGTACATGTCTGAGTTGCTGCTTGAGGCTGGGTGCGACATGATTCAGCACCACCCCCACCCGCACAGACTTCGCGTCGTTGCGCGGAAAAAACCAACTCGCGACGTGCCGTGTGCCGCATGCGGGACTCGGGACCTCAGCGTGTCCAGGTGGATGTTCCAGGGCATGTGCTCCCGGTGCAGAGACCTCGCCGTCGTAGGCGAGGTCAACCCTCGGGTGGCCGAAGAGGAAAATGTCAGGCTTGGGGGCTCGATGCTCTTCAAGCCCGGGTTCATGTCGTTCGATGTGAACGGAGCCAGACTGTCATAACAGGAGGACAATGACCATGGCAGCGCAAGCGGAACAGAAACAGGGAATGCTCTTCGATGACGAAGCTCGGCAACTCATGGACGAGATCGAGAGCATCAAGGCCAAGATTCGGCCACTGAAGGAGCAACAGGCTAACGCAGAAGCCAAGCTGCTGGATGTGATGGAACGGAACAAGAAACAGACGGCAGTGGTCGTGATCGACGGCGAGAAGAAGTCTCTCCTCGTCGTGAAGAAGGTCCGCGTGTCCAAGGCCAAGGCGGTTCGGGCAGCCAAGGCGTTGTTCACATGACCTGGATAGATTTTCTGCCAGCATGTCTGATGGCCTTCCTGATATTGCTGTCATTCTTCTATCTCGGGAGAAAGGGAAAGTAATCATGTCCTGGCCTGAAGCCATAGCGTTCAGTTTCCTCTGCCTTTCCCTTGCCATCGTCGGTGCCGTGTTTTTCTGGAGACTGCTGAAGTGAGCCAGCCCAAGATTTTGTACACCGTCGCAGGTGGGGGCATGGGCGATATCGTTATGACCTACTATCGCCGTGCGGACTGGCGACGTATCACCGACGCCAAACGCATCTATCCCGAGCACCTCGTCATGGGAATCGTGATCTCGCCTACCTTCCCAATGGGCGAACTGGTGTCAACCTGCCCCCATCTGGACATTCTCTACATGCCGGACTACCCGGGCGTTGAGAAGGTCGCGGACAGGTACTGGCTCAGGACATTGCCTGAAGGAGCGCGCAACCTCGATGGGGCATACGACATCCCGGAACGGGACAATCGGATGTGGCTCGACCCCCTTGAGCGACGCATCTTTGACAAGCTCATCGGCATGGGACGATACGTCGTCCTCGCCCCATACGCTCGGCAGGGAGAACGCAACTGCCGCCCCTTCTGTGGCAAGACCGGATGCTTCGCAGAAGAGAAGTACGTCCCCCTGGCCGAGTGCCTGTGCAAGCTCGGCTGGCACGTCATTATCATTGGGGCACAGGAAAACGGGTTTCCACTGCCGGAGGTGGCATCCTGTGCTGGGCGGTGCATCTTGAACTGGGTGAACAACACGAGCATTCGACTGGCCGTAGAGGTCATACGCAATGCGGACGGGTTCATAGGACCTCAGTCAGGCCCCCTCGCTGCGGCGTGGAGCAACAAGGTCCCGAGCGTCTTCTTCTTCCCCGAGGGCGTGCATGATCGGAATTGGGAGATCCTGACTGGAAGGTTCAACGGGGACTGGTCATGGTATACCGGCGTGTACTGCAAGGACGAGCCGTGGGTGGCGTGGTTCATGGAGACCCCAGAAGGGTTCGCTGGCCTCGCACCTGAAACTGTGGCGATGAAACTCGAAGAGGTGATGAAGCGGAGAGTCCCGTTATAAGGAGGGAATAACATGATTGTCCCGGCTGTATTGGTGATCTCGTGTGGAGTTCTGGCTGCGGCCACGATCTTGCTTGGACTTTACTGCTGGAGCCTGAGGACGGAACTGCAAGACGCGCGGGCACTGCTTTATAAACTGCGGACGGCATGCGCATTGTCCTCCGCTAAACCAGTTGATCAACAGGAAGCGCCCAGCGCGCCTCCGGCCATACCCGGTCGTTTCCCATTCCAACACCGAATCAGGTCGCTCTGCAACCTCAAGTGGGTATTCGAGGTGTATCACGGGGAGGAATGGAAGGCCGCGCGGTTATGGTGTGGAGGACCTAAGTTCATTCGACAAGGAGACTCAGACTACCATGAGTGCTTCTGCGATAGAGAGACCGCCGCTGATGCCCTTCGGGCGCAAATTATGGCCCGATATGGCGTTGGCATCGATGAATATCAAGCCGAAGTGGAACGCACGAGAGAAAAGAAGCAAGATGCCTGACCAGAATCAGTACGTAGTCACCTACTCGATCATGCACACGGGCACGTGGTTCGTCCTGAAGCTGATCGATACCTGCTGGTGGAGGTATCGTCGAGCCGTCTTCGGGGATATCGACGTGATACCGGCCATACACGGGGAGTCATTGGAAGCCTGCCTTGAAACTCATGGCCCACTCGATGCCGCATGGTTCGACCGCTTCGTCGTCCAGTTCACCCCCTTCGCATATCGGGCGGACAACACCCGATTCCACGTCAATATCCACCACCAGTACCCGAACGCCAAGGGCTTCACCATTCGGCACCGCTCCATGATCCCAATTGTGATCCCAGTGAGAGATCCACTCTTGGCCTGGGTGTCCAGGGTTCAACGGCAGACGAATTGGGTAGAGTTCCAAGCCATGCCGCCTGACCAGAGGGAAGAGGAGTTCAAGGTGTTCCTTTGCCTCTGGGACGACCTGTTCGCCATTGACCCCAAGTTCGTCTGTTTCTTCCGAGTTGACTGGCCTGCGACCCCGGACACGCTCGATATCCGCATGGAGCAAGCGTTCAGGTTCTTCGAGTGGTGTCATCTGCCGCCCCCGGTTATGGCCCTAGACTACGTGCGGAAATGGGCGCCGGTTAATACAGCCTTAGGCCCGAGCGGAGCCATCAAACCGTGGGCTACGCCGAAGGAAGTCCAATGGGTCAAGGACGCGGCGTTCAAACAGGATGTGGCCACGTTAGCTAAGGTGTTCCACGTCGAGTGGCCTATGCTCGTGGCGAAGCATGAATGGATCGGCCCGCTCAAATGCCTCGGATACTCCAACCTGTGCTGGTGGCCGGAGTTCAAACCTGCTTCGGCAACAGCATCAGTATCCCCGTCTGACCCTCCCACCATACCCGCTGATGTGTCTGCCCAAACAAAGTGATAACCGACAGGTCCACGTCCTGAGCGTGAGGACTGGCTACAGGCAGGCGTGACAACGGCGACCTGATCTGCGCTAGGTCATCCACGAGGATTATGTCCCTCCGCACGTCCGTCTTCAGGGCCACAATCCCAAGTTCCTCGGCAATCGGTATCCTGACCGTCGTGTCCTGCATTGGGAAGTGCGCATCTAGCCAGAAGAGGCAGGGGCCGACGAGGTGTGGAATGATGCGTTCAAGGAAGGCCGAGCCGTCGAGGTTCATCACGACGGCCTTGGGAAAGGCGCGCTGGCAGGCGTCGGCGCACCCCTTCACAATGTCACAAGAGAAGATTTTCCCGATCCCTGCGTCCATAGCGGCCTTCATCCCGCCACCGCCTAGACACCCTGTCTCAACGAAGTTCTGGATGCCGTAGTGCTGCACGAAGGGAGCGAGGGGGAACTGACTGAGGTAGGACATGACGGCTCCTTTGCACGATGTTTCGGGATGAGTCTGCCGCCACATGCGCAAACGTGGCGGAACTTGCTGTCATCCATGACTTCCATGGTATCACGTCGGCCACAATCCTCACACTCGAAAAGATGCGCGTGCCTGTAGGACATAGATTCTCCTTTCGGTCCAAAAAAAGCCCCCGCCAGCCACTGCTCTGGCGAGGGCGTGCTCCGCACAGGATTCACACCATGCTACTGGTATTCTAGTCTAGGGGAGTGCCGGAGTCAAGGTCGGCATAGGAGGAAGCGGCTGCCACAACGTGGGCGTCCATTCACTGTCTTCTGCCCATGCACCGCACACGCAGAGTGACCAGTAGTTGCCCAACATTCTGTACCGGACAACAGCGCACTCTCCGCCTGCATATCCGAGAATCGGAGTCCCGTCCATAGGAGCGGAATCAATCGGTTGCCAATCCATCAGACACCTCCAGAGCAATAGCCTTCGAGATCCCCCCAAAAGGCCCTCCAACTTTTCCGGAGACTCACGGGAATCGCAACTCACCTTGATTCGGGTCCTCGGCACTGGCCCTCTTATCGGCCAGCCACCAATCCCAGACATCCTGGGCTGTTGACCAGAAGTCCCAATGATCGCGGGTTTTCAACATATGCTCGAACGCGCGCAGGTAGAGCGCCTTGTACCTTGGCCAACGCCGAAAGTCTTGCATGCGCTTTTCACGCGTGGCCATCGGGCATCCGATGCAACCAACTCGCTTCCAGCCTTGATCGTACAGGCAACAATAGGGCAGATTGTGCTCGTGAATGTACTCCCACACGTCCTCGTTGGACCAGTCAAGGATGGGATGGACGAAGCGTTGGCTGTTGTCGCGATAGCAGACCTCCGCGATCTGCCGCTTTTTCCTGCGTGCGCTTTCCGCTGCCCGGATACCGGTTAGCACGGTTTCACCCTTGCCATATCGCTCTTTGAGTTCTTCACAACAATACCTGGCGATCCTCGTCGGCGGCATGTGACGCTCTACGATCAATGTCCACATGGTTTTGGGCGGCCTATGGATGGTCACCTCGGGATGATGCTCCTTCACGAAGTGAACTACTTCGGGCGGGTCGATGCTCGTTAGGTAAAAGTGCGCGGCGAACTTGACGCCTGCGGACTTGGCCAGGTGCAGGAGTACAACCGAATCTTTGCCCCCAGAGAACGCCAGGTGGTAACCTTCTGGCGGCTGGAAGGTCTGCATTCGCTCTATCGCCATGGCGACCCGGTCAATGGTGCCGAAGAGGGTAGGTTCGCGAAGCATTGAACTTCTCCGGGCAGTGGTCTTCAAGATCCAAAAAAGAGGCCCGCCGGGAGAAGTTGGCGGGCCTCTTGTCCCTCGTCAAGCCGACCCAGTGTCGTCCCTACACGAGTACGAGTTTTCTCCTTCGTATCCTCGTCTCAGACCTGGTAAGTTCCAGGTCAGCCTTGTAGGTGTTCGTCTCAGCCCTATCCATGCCTGAGAAAAAAGCATTTCCTGCCACCGTATTATCGTCATCGCAGTCTTGGCATAGTACAGCCGGGACACCTCCATCCTGGAAATCGTCAGCCCGAACATCTTTCCATCGTAGGCCGCATTTAGGACAACGGACTTTCATTGTGTATTCCCTACGCGGCCGTTATGACCATGGTAATCGCTACCATGCCGATCCTCCGCACAAGCCCTTCCAGGGCAATCTTCTCGGCCTCGGCCAGTTCCCTGCCGATTCCTCGAAGGACGCATACCTCGCCCTTTATCAGAGCCTCAAATTCCTCCTGCGTGATATGCCCGGAAGCGAAGTCCTCGATGGCCTCGGCCAGGAATGCCCCCCTCTCCTTCACCGCACGAATCGAGCACACCATGAGTTCTCGGATGATGGCCTTCGCCTCTTCCTGTGCCTGCACGAAAAGCCCGGCTGGACTGACTGACTCTATGATGCCGCTGATGACCTTCGACGCCTTCGGCTTCATTTTGGCTTCCTCGCGGACTCGATGCGAATCGCAGACTCAAACGCACGCGTCACCTGATTCGTTGCCTTTTCTACCATACTCGGTGACCATTTTCCAGCGTCCCTACGCTGTTTCAGGTGAATGTCCAGGATGTTCTGAATCTCGCCAAGCTGCCCGGTCATCATCGTATTCGACGGCCTGGCAGCCTGGGTGGCGGCAAGACGGTCGATGTCTTGCTTGATGGCCTGGATGTCCTTCTCGGGGATAGCGTCGCTTCCTAGGGCAACGTAGAGCGTTACAGCCCTATCGCGCAGGTCTTCGAGCGCCTTGACCGTATCAGGCGAGTAGGCGGGGGTGCATCCATGCGGAAGATTGAGCGCCCCAATCACTACGACAAGGCCAGATAGAATCATCAAGTTCCTGCGCATGATGGGGGTACTCCCTTGGTCTGGGTAAGAATGCGCCGGGCAGTTTCCTGCGTGAGCCTCTTGGCCTCCAGGACCTGCCGGGACGCCTCAATGTCCTGCATCCGCAGTTCGGCAAGGGTCATCCTGCCATTGTGCGGCGTATCATACAGCTTTTCGTGAGAGCGAATCCAGGATCTCACGTATTTCAGGATCGTCATGTGGCACCTTGGTAAGGAGTTTGGCGATGATCGCGTGTTGGTCGTGAACCTCCTGCTTGAGGAGAGTGACCTCGCCTAGGAGCCGTGCAACGTCCTCTCTGAGCATAGCCACTTCGGTTTCCTTTGTCGAGTAGTAGCATCTCCAAAGGATACCAACGGCTGCGGCGAGAGCACCAACCACGGCAACGACATGCACAATCTCGATAGTCATGCGTCACCCCTTTCTGCTAGCGTCCTGCTATGAATCGCGAAGGCAGGTATAAACTGCCAGCATTTATGCGCGCGCTCCCTAGATCCGCTGACATTTTATACCTTTCCCGCATCTGCTGCAAGGCCAGCAAGCCTTGGCCTGACGCACCTATCGAGAAATTCGTCAAAGTTCTGGTCGAGTACCTCCGCTTGAATGTCCTTTCGGCAGTTGTGGAGAGCCGCCGATGGGCTGAACTCAGGCCCGTCGTGCGCACAATAGGGGTCTGGAACGGCCTCTCCGTACAACCGTTCCAGGCCTAACCGGGGGTCAACGACGCAACGCGGGTGAACCCACCCACCCCAGATGGTAAAGGTCGGCGTCCCGATGGCAAGCGATGCGGGGAGCATGTAGCATTGACTCGCCAACGTGAACGCCGAGATTCCTACGAGCCCAAGCATGGTGTAGAGTTCGACCTGCCCCGTGTCCCATCGGCAGTCGATGTTCTGTAGCTCCCCCTCCGGCCATTCCACCTGGGGCCTGTTGTTCCCTACCAGAATCCAGTGGAACTCCTTGTGCCTGTCAATGCACCGCTGAAGATACTCGTCCTTGCATGACCTGGCCGGGTTCTGCCACTCCGCACGGACTGTACCCTGCTTGATCAAGGCGATAGGCTTCCTGACTGTGCTCGTCACTTTCCGAGCCGCATCCACCCACTCTGGCTTCAAGGGGAAGTGAAAGTCTACTTCCGCCCCCAGGGGCATCGCTCGTTCCAGCGCAGTCATGATCGTTTGGGACTCGTGCCGATATGCCAGTTCGTAGTCTATGCTGACGCTGGCATAGTCCCTCGGGACCTCATTCCAGAGTTTGGTGTCTGCCGCCTCTGCCGCTTCCTTGCATGTCCGTAGATTCGTGTATGCCCTGACCGGGTGAATCTTCGGGCAGTCCCACCACATCTCCGGGTTACTGGTGTGGACCCAGACATCACCATATCGTTTCGAGATTTTCCGCACGATAGGCCGAGTCCAGAACTGGTCCCCGAATCCGAGATACCCGGTAATCAGGATCGGGCGCTTCCCGTCGTACATGTCCACCCACGACCCCTTGTTCCTGGCCTTTGCCACCTTATGAGAGAATTGGAACCCGCAGTCAAGGCAGGTAAAGACCGCGCGTTCCACCTCGAATCGTCGTTTCAAGCGGAGATGCCCGCATTCCACCGTTCTGGCTACATCAGGCACTTCAATCTTGAGATCCATACGTATGCTCCCCTTGCCCGGCCATCGACTGCGCTAGAGCCTGCCTCTCACGCAATTCCGCGAGGCGACTCATCTGCGCTCTAAGTGACGGTATACGCATCCGTCTCCGTGGTTCAGGCACGCCGAGCATGCGCCGGAACATCACAGGGTCAATCTCCTTGTTCTTCTCCGCTGCGTCGGTAATCATTCGGTTCAGATCGTCCGGCTGGATGGTGTATCGCATGATGAGGGGCAGGATGGCCTCCTGCGCCTTCTCCGGCCCAAGTTGTGTCGCCAAGGGCTTCAGAATCCCCTTGGCTTGCTCATGCAGCTTCGTAGCCTCGTCCTGCGCTGACCTCGCTATCTCCTCCGGCGTTACGTCTGGCCATCGCTGCATCTGCTCGATGATGTGCCTGCGAGCACTGTTGTAGTTCTGTTCCAGCATGTCCTGAGCCTCGAATACAACGTCCTTCGGGTGCAGGTAGGTCTGGCGCATGAATCGTGACTTGGCCGACTTCTCGATTTCCTTCAGGCCATCGACGACAGCCGAGTTCATCTTCGCCTGCTCCTCGGGGGGCAGCTTAGAGATCATCGTCTTCCACCCGGAGTTCACGAGCGCGGTCCATACGTTTCTTGGAGCGATGGCATTGATCGCGTAGTCCAGCCGGGCGGGGGACATACTCAACCCCTTCCCCATGTCCACCGCCATCTGTCTCGTGATACCCGGGATTACCTCGTCTTCAGGCCGAACGCTCGCCCCACGCCAGATCGTATCGTCCTGCCAGAAGTTGTGATTGAGGGTATACCCAAGGACAGACTCCATCACCGGAGGCATGATGGCGCTCATGTCCGTCATCGGGAGAGAGGTCTTCAAAGACCTAATGCTCTCCATGAATGGCCTTGGAGGGGCCTGTCCAGTCAGGGACTTCCTTGCAAGGGATTCCCACAGGGATTTCACCGGAGCAATAGTCTGGTCGAGAGGGATGCGGAAGTAGGTGTAGCGTTTCTCCCCGGTCTTCGGGTCAATCTCGAAGAACGGCGTCGTGATGATCCAGTTGTCCGTCTTCTCATTCTCCGGGATGGCGTCGTAGCACTCCCGGTTGTAGATCAGGTTGGCGATGGTGAGACCCGCCGCCACCGTCCCCACGTTCGCCAGTTTCCAAGCCAGCATACCCGGGCTTTTCTCTGCCGCTGTCACCCAGCCTCTTGCGCCCTGCATAGACGCATTGACGTAGGGTATGCCCACAGCCGAGGCGAACTTCGTCCACGTGCCGCCCTTCGAGAAGTCGATGTATCCCCGAGCCTGGTCCGCTGCCATGACAGGCCCTAACCCGAGTTTCATGCCCCGATTGAATGCGGCCAACCGAGTCCAGTTCTCCGACACCTCGCCAAGCCAGCCCATGGCACGAGCAATTCCGTCCAACTCCGGTGTGGCGAAGTGAGGCCGGGATTCCTTGGACAAGTACTCCGACGCCGCTCCATGGCGTATGAACTCCTTCGCTCGCGCCGTAGGCTTGCGTCTGGCAATGCTGATGGCATCGCCCAAAGTCTCAGCCATGTCCCTGCCAAGCTCGGCAAAGCCAGCGATGGGTAGGACCTTCGATACGCTCCCGCTGTTGTACAGGTTCGTCACACCCCAGACGTGGAACACGTCTCGCATCACGTTCGCTATAGCGAAGACTGGGTTCACCCCGGTGGCCATGGCTTTCAGGAGCTTGCTGCCAGTCCATATCTGCAACTGGTTAGATAGTTCCGGGGCAATGCTTGGCGGGATCTCTCCCCACAGTTTGGCGAACTCCATCGGGACGACGACTCCAACTGTCTGCGGGGCGTCTACCATCGCGCCCTTGACCTTCTTCTGCCCGACGATCCTCGCCGTGATAATGGCTTCGTCCTTGCGCAGAGCCTGCTTCGGTTCCAGATACGTCAGCCCATCCGCCCGTGCCACCCTTCGGAATCCCCCACGATACTCGCGCATCCCAGGGATACTTGGGTTCGCTTGAACCAACTTGACCAGTTCCAGATTCGCTTCGTTCCGCGCTATGCGGTGCTCAAGACCCAAGTTCGCCCCGAGGAGTAACCGTTCCGAGTCCGTCTCTGCCGCTGACAGGCTTCCCTTATCCAGGTACTTGAAGAAGCTCGCCCCGGTGTCCAGCGCCTGCCTGTTCGAGTCGAGGATACTGTTGTCCCTGAACAGGCCGCCGAGGTCATCCAGGTACTTCTCCGGCTGATAGAACGGGATCTTGAGGAGCTTGTCCCGAAACTCCGTAGTCTCGATACCTGCCTCAGCCGCACGGTACAAGAGGCGGTCGTACCCAGCCTTCAGTGCACCGACTCGCTGCGGAAAATCACCATACCCAGGAATGGGCGCGGACATCTCCTCCGCGAGGATCTTCTGTGCCGTCTCCAAGGTCTGTTCCTGAACTTTCTTGCCAGGAGGCCGAAACGCCCCTATTGGCCTTTGGAAGTCCTCGGCAGCCAGTCGTCGTTCCAGAGCTTGCACTTTCTCCGTGTATGCCCGTTCCAGCCGCTTCACCTGCCTGTTGCGGAAAGCAGCAATCACTTGCTGAGCCTTGTCCATCCGGTCGAGTTGCATCGCCTTCAGGACGTTCAGGCGTTCAATCACGTCTTCGCCCTTGGCGATAGGCTTGGCGAAGAGGGTGATTGTGGACTGGAGGTCACGCTTGAGTTGCTGATGCTGCTTAGGCGTGAGTCCCTGTTCGGCCATCTCCAGGACCATTTTGATTTCCTTCATGGCCTTGGTGGCTTCGGCCTTGACCGCAGAGTCCAGTGCCATATCCGCACGCAAGCCCACCCCGGCAGCAATGCGATTGATCGCGTCCACGCCACGGCTCGCGATCTGTGCTCGCTGGTCCATCTCGTGATTGACTCTGTCCTTTGCCGCGGTGAACTTCTTTTCGAGGATGTCGAGTTCCTTCTTCGCGTCGGCTACCTGCCTGCCCATCGCTCGTTCCGTCGCGGCCATGTCACTTTGAGCCATGGCGACATTCTCAAGGGCTTCCTTCGCCCTTCCTTCGAGAGGCCGCACATACCCCATCTTCTGAAGGGCCTCTCCCATGCCCGGTATCTTCCAGAGATGCCTCGTCCACCCATGGCCGAATACCATGTCCTTGAGAGGCTCCACCTCGGAGTATGCCCGGGCGTTGCTTCCGGCCATGAGGTTGTGCTTAGCCCGTACCGCGGCCATCTTCTCGCGCCCGTAGAGGTCCTCCATACTACGCCACATGCTCGATTCTTCATCGAGCACGCCACGTTCAAGCCAGCCCGGTATGATCGGGGAAGGCTCACCAGGAGTTGGCTCAATGAGAGGCTCGCCACGCTCGAATTGCCCCGCTGCCTGCCGATACGTCGCCCCCACGTCCGGGTCCTGGTAGATCATCTTCATCAGGCGCATGCGGTCCATTGCCGCCGTGGCTTTACCGGATTCCTCTGCCCTACGAACGTGCTGAATCAGTTCGTTGTAGAAGCGCCCCTTCTCTGCCCTGCCCATGTGCGCTCGTGGGCTGATTGCCGCAAGGCCAACGTCGAGAGCCGTCCCCATCGGCGAGATCCATTCATCGGCAGGCGCGCCTTGAACTGCCCCAAGCCCGGCTTGGACGCCCAGAGATACGCCCGCACCACCAAGTGCGGCCGCGCCAGCACGCTTGGCCTCCTCTCCGAGTGCCGCCTGATAAGCTGCTGGCCCTGCACGTTTCGCCCAGTCCAGATTCGATAGACTTCGGCCAATGCTCCGTGCTGCCATGGGCACGCTTGGTATCGCCGTCCCGGCCATAGCGGTATATGGATATTGCTGTTCGCTGGCAATGAGATTCTGCACCCATCGGCCAACGACGCCTGTGCTCTTCGCCGCTTCCCCCTTCAGCTTCTCTGCCGCCCACCCGCCAACCAATGCCCCACCAAGACCTACTGCACCGGAAAGAAGCGCGCCACCTACTCCCCCCCGAGGCTTCTTGCCCTTCTTCGCTGCGCTCTCTGCAATGCGCTGAAGGATACGAAGGGCGGTGGTAGACCCAAGCAGCGCGCCGGTGCCTGTTGCCGCCCCCCCAATGAGGGCTTTCGTTCGGCTTGTGTCCGCGATCTGTTCGGGCTCGACTGGCTTGTCGGTGTACCCGTAGAGGTATCTGCGAAGGACATCATGCTCGTCCCGGCGCTGGTTCTGTGCTGCCGCAAGGCCGTCTTCGAGGAAGGTCGTAGGCTGGTCCATGATCGGCATGAACGTAGTCTGGCCGTAGTCGGGGTTAAACCCGAACATCGCTTCATCGAAGAAGGTTGGCTGATTGATAGCCATGGATTACTTTCCCTTGACTTTCTTCGCCAGATCGGGGTAGTCGGCGAGGACCTCGGCAGGGACTGGCTTGCCAGAAGAGATGGCGCGCTCCACGACAACTTTATGCCCTGGATATTTTTCCCACGCACCTATTGGCTTTATCAACGCTTCGTCGTCCCCCCCAAATCCGATGACTTTGCCTTTTCCAAAGTACCACGGACGAGTAGTGTCCACCATCGAACCTGCGGTTGGAGTAATATAGACACTTACTCCTAATTCATATTTGCCTTCGCGGGCGTTGTATGATCTGCCCGATTTTGGTAGATCGCCAGTCCTGTAAAATGTCCTCACGTCTCCAATTTTAACAATTCTTTGCTGACCAGAATAAGCCACCGCAGCATTAGCTTGATCTTTAGTTAATTCCCACGGCTCCTTAGCTGTGACCAGTGGCGCATAGGCTTGATCTCGCAAACTTCTTAAATTATTCACTCTGTCTACGAGAGGTTTCATGCGGCGAATTGCATCTGCTGGTGCCGTCATACCACCCGTTGGGACTCCTTCAATAACCATTCTCGCCACCCCATTGTGGTAGCTGATATTTGTGGCATTATCTAAGGCTGCTTCCGCCTCACTTAATAATAGTGACTTCCGATATGTCTGTATCCACGGTTCTTTGGCTTGCCCTACCGCTTCCTCAAAAGGGGCTTTCGGCGGCACCTCACCCGCCTTCTTCATACTAAACGCATGCCGCTTGGTGCCCTCCATTTGAGCCGCCATACCCTCATCCCATGGAATGGTCGTCTTGTCGAACGGTATCTTCTCCGCATCCACTGGTCGTCTGCCGCGGAACCAGTCCGTCATGCTGCCGCTAATTTCAACCGTCCGTTTCTGATCTCCGGTGATAACCGTGTTAATTCGATTCGCGATGATCGCCTTAGCTTCTTCTGGTGAATGAGCATAGACGGTCATATTAACCTGCATTTTCTGTGGTGCTAGAGGCTTGCCAGTTGCTTCGCTAGCCCATGTTACGGTTTTTTGACCCACGAATACGTACTTGTGAACGTTGCCACCAAGGTAGTCCGCCTCTGTCGGTACGACTGGCTGAACCTCCCAAGGGGATACGGATGTTCCGGCAGTCGCCTTCTTCAGCCCTGCCTGGGCCTTCGCTGACGTGAGGAATTTCAACTCAAGGTCGTCCAGAGCCTTCCCCTTGTCCAACTTCTGTAGCATGGCATCGAGCTTCTTCGTAGCTCCCTTCGCCTGTTTCGTCGTCTGCGTCCACCAGAAGTCAAGGGCGTCCACAATGTCCTGGCGAATAGGAGATGTCGGACTCATACCGATCTTCGCGGTTTTAGCCGCACGGTCGTAGATTGAGTACCAGTCTTCGGCGTCCATTCCTGGATTCAAGTTGGTTTTCTGAATCCACCTACTCCAGCTTTCTTGCCGTCCAATACCAGCCTTAGCCATAGTCTCGGCTTCTGCGAACGGGTCAATTCGTGGTCGAACTGGCACAGCAGGTGGCTGGGTAACCGATGCTTGTGCAGATTTAATCCCCGCATCTTTTACCTCAACAACATTGAGATCATCAGGTCGGAGCCTGAATATAGTATCCACGCCATCTGGCTGCACCTCGATTGCATCCCCGCCATTGAGTACGCGAGTTACTGTGCCTTTGTACCCCGGCCTCGCCTTCCCCTTCGGTAGAACTTCCACTTTGGTTCCAAACCAGCGGAACTCGTCGTCCGCAGTTGCTCCCTTCCACGGCTGGGTTGTTCCGATTGTCATCGTGCTGGCAGGTTGTCCGGCAGACCCTTCTACAAGCGTTTCAGCGCCTGTCTTAGGGGGGGGTACTCCCTCCCCTGTAGGTTGAGTCGTTTTCGGGGCCACCTTCGTTCCTGGGCCTGTTTCTGGCGCTTTAGACGTGTTCCTCAGACCTTCTCGCAGCTTCTCGGCCATCTCCGGTCCTGTCACCGGCCTTGGACCGACCGGAGCCTGATACTCGAATGGCAGTTCAGGCATCGCCGCACCCGGAGTTGCAGGCATTCCGAACCCCTCCGGCGTAAGTGGCCTGCCAGTAACGGTTTCGATTGCCGCCTTCGCTACAGAAGCCGCAGCTTCAGGGCCTGCCTTGGCCTCGACGGCAGCGATAACTGCTTCTGCCTGAGCAACTTGGCCGCGAGAGACCAAGGTGGCAACGTCATCGGCTACTTTGGCCATCTGAGGGCCAAACGCATTCACGTCTCTGGCCGCCCTGAAAATCTCCTCTGGTGCAGGGGCAGCCTCTGGGGGAACTACTCCCCTTTCACCACCCATGAATTCAGGTGGGACAGTCGGTCGGGCAATCCTCATAGCCTCAGTCATTACTTTTGTAGCGTAATCAGGACCATACCTTCTAGATAAAGACGCATAGATAGTTTCCTGCGCCAACGTGTTTTCTGCCCGGATAGCTCGTACAGCAGGTTCTAACAGATCGGGTGGAATAGCAATTGATCCACCTCGAAAAAAGCCACTAATTGTGTCGGCGGCACTGGAACCCGCATGCGCGGTCTTCGGCGGTGCTGTCGGCGGGGGCATGGGGCCAGGCCCTGCCGGAGGTGGACTCGGTGGGACTCCTGGGGGTACAGGCGGGGGCGTTGGCGGGGGCATGGGGCCAGGACCTGCCGGAGGTGGACTCGGCGGTACTCCTGGGGGTGCGGGCGGGGGCGTTGGGCCTGCCCCTGGCGGCGGTGGATTAGCTCCAGAACTTCCCGTCAAGTCCTCCCAGACGTACACGGGTGGACGCGTTCCGATTGGCTGTGGAGCGCCAGTCCCACCGCCTGCCATCATCTCCTCGTAGGTGGCAGGACCTACGCCTGGGGGGGCAGTGTATGGCGTGATTCCCCTGAACCGCCCGATCATCCTGCGGAATGCGTCCCGAACCGGGCTCAAAGCCTTCCCTGCCGCCCAACCAACTGGGGCCAGTGCAATGTTCGCACCAGCATACTCCAGCATGGTCCCGGGCATTTCTCGAATCGCAGGAGCTTCCCCCGTAGTCGCCAACTGGCCAAGACCCCTCTTGACTTCCAGCGGCACAGCGAGAGCCGCGCCTCCTGCGGCAAGCCCCAAGCCCTTGTTCAGCCCCGTCCCTATCAGCCCCTTGCCTGCGATCTTCTCGCCGACGCCGCCTGCACCTGAAATCTTCTCTGAGATTTCCAAGAATCGTTTGATTCCAGCCGCAACCTTGGGATAAGCCTTCGCGAGTTTGACGCTGTTAGCCAAGCCCTTCAGGATTCCCGCTCCTGTGGCCACGGCAGCCAGTTCGCCTTCCATGTACCCCATGTAGTACATGGTGCTTTCGATGGCGTCTCTTGGCGACGGCAAGTCCTTCGCAAACTCCGCGCCATCCAAGCCGTAGGCGGCGAGGACGCCCTTCGCGAAAGCGCCGGTCATCGTGTTAGCGACTACTCCCTTTCCGCGCGCCTTCTCATACCACCGGAACTTGGTCGTGTCCCACATGCGTTTTCGGACAGCCTCTTGTGCCGCTCCGAGGATGCCGAACGTCGTCATAATCTGTGCCGCGGCGTATCGGTTAGCTACATCCTCTGCCGTCTCCTCGTCCATCCCGGCAAGCGTATTGGCCTGCTTCGCCACGTTGCGAAGTTTCTCGGCAATGGCAGGACGCTGCTGCGCAAGTTGCGTGATTGTCGCCCCGAGCTTATCGGCCATGGCGTTGATCGTGCCTTCGTCTGCCTTGTCTATGCCTCGCAGTTGGGATACGGCCGACTCCAAGGTGGCCTTCATGGTCGGATCCATGGAGATCGGCTTCAGGTCGTCCAAGTTCTGGCCCAAGGCAGAGAAGTAGTTCTCCATGCCCGGGATCGCCTTCAAGGTCTTCGGGTCGAACTGTTCTCGCTCGGTGATGGCGTCAATGAACGGCTGCATCACCTTGGCCTTGCCTTGGCCGGTAGGAGCCGCGGCAGCCTGTTCCCTCAGCCGATTCACGAAGGTCATAGGGATTCTCTGCGTCCCACCCCGTGCGCTGGGCAGCGTGATTGCGCCAGACTCCCCTTGGTTTCTTGGTGTGAGAAAGTGGTCAATGAATTGGTCCAGCGCGGCCATGGCTCGCATCTGTCCCTGCGGAGTAGCAGCAGCCTCCGGGCCCATAGCTCCGAGGAAGCTCGGGTAGAGTTCCTTAGCCAGTTGCGCTCGCTGGTGCCGTTCTCGCTCCGGTCCACGCATGAGGGCTTCGATAGGAATGGCTTGGCCGAGGTCAATAGCCATCGCCAGGTCGTCTCTTCCAGCCTGCCGCATAGCGTCGGATGCCTGTCGTCTCAGTCGGCGCAACTCGCTCTTGTAGGCTGCTTCTTCCCTTTCCTCCGCGGTCGGCGGATATTCCGGCTGTGGAGGCGCACCTCCAGCCCGAATACCAGCCGCCGCCTGAAGGTGGTATCCCCGCTCGGCCTCGGTCTTATCGGGCATGTTCGCCGCGTACTCGTGCCATCTCGCGGCGGCCTCTCTCTTCGCGGCTTCGCGCTGTTCCTTCTCCTGCCGGTTCTTCGCGGCTTCGGCAGACTGTCTCAACTGCTCCTGCTGGACTCGGATATTCTCCTGGTGTTGCCGGATTGTCTCTTTGAGTTGCTGCCTGCGCAGTTCCTGCTCCGCCTTATTGACCGCGTCCTGGCGCTTCTGTTCCTCACGTCGGTACTTCTCAGCCTCGACGGCCTGTTGACGCTGGAACTTGGTTTGCTGCTCCGCCTGCATGCGGTCGTAGGCTTCCTGTTCCAGTCGCTTCCTGGTCAACTGGTAGTCCACGTACCGCTGCGCAACGGGCACGCGCGCCCAGTTCCCCACCGGGACATTCATCGCTGAGAAACCGCCTTCAGCACCGTATGCCATGGCTTCGATTCCTTATCCTAAATGTTCCACCGTTTTCGCTGCGCAACAAAGTCACCACCCACGCCGTGCCATTCTGGGTTGGCTTGACGGGGTGGTGCCCCACCCTCTGGCTGTGCCCCGGAGGACATATACGGGGCCGTATACCCTTCGCTTTTACGCCCCCTTCGCCTGCTGTACCACGACATTGCCTGGCGGATCTTCTCCCTGCGCACTGGTGGCAAGCCTTGCGATTCCAGCCACGAGGACGCGCGAGTGAAGTAGTCCTGGTCCTCACGCTTGCGCCTCTCGGCCGCGGCCCTGTGCCGTCTGAGGCGAAGGCTGGTGTCGAGTTGCTCCTGTGTCGGAGCAAATGTCTGGCCCCTGCCTGCCTCTATCGGAGTGGGCCGATAAGTGTCAAAGCCAGTAGAGGGATCGTACTCACGGAACTGGCCGGGCGAGGTCTCGAATCGCCCCCTGCCAATGCTGCGCCAGCCTGGTACCCAACCAGGCATCGCAGATTCCTGCACCGATCCGAGTGGCATTCCAGAGTACGCCAATGGCTCGCCCTGTGGGCGCATGCCCATGTATGGCATCGTCCCCATGGATTCCGGGGATGAAGTGAAGGGGAGCGCCTGGCCTCGTGGAGGTACGTCCCTTGGAAGATCCATCTCCCCGCCAGGCCCAGCGGCCATGTAGGGGACCTGAGGCCGATTGCCGAATTCAATCGTCTGCATGGGGTTCAGGAAGTCAGCAACGCCAGCTTTCAGCCCCGCCCAGAACGGCGATTCCATCTCCGATTGCGCCCGAGCGATCATCTGCGCACGTTGCCGAATGCCTCTAGCCAGGTCCGGCCTTCCGATGGAGTCCCAGTACCCAGCCTCGGAAAGCAACCTTTGTAGTTGAAGGCTCTGTTCCGGCTGACGCGCGGGCTGCGCCTGTTGTCCCCGCCCGTCTGCCATGGGGCCTACTTCGTCTCTCCATGATGGCGAGCCAGGGCTCGTCATTTGCCGTTGAACCGGCGCTACGGGCGTAGGGGTTACGTTCGGGTTTCCGAAGGCGTCGTACGCTATGTCGGCCCAGGCCTCGGGCCACTGCGATGCTGCCGTCTTGATGCCAGCCCACCATGGCGATTCCATCTCGCGTCGTGCACGCTGGATCATCATTTGCCGTTGAACCGAGCCATAGTCCTCTGGATTCCATGCTGGGACACTAGGTACGATTTCTCCACTTGGCGGGTTCCAGTACGGCAACCCAGGAGGAGGAAGATTGTATCGAGCATATTGGCTCGGCATGGTCATCTCCTTAGTATGGGAACATAAGTCGCCGATTGACAGCCTGTGCCGTCCCGTAGTTCGGAATGTACGGCATCGGCAGGTACTTCATCTGTCCGAGCACGTCCGCATACTGCTGTCTGTACCCTGCCCCCTGCCCGTACAATCCAGCCGCGGCCTGAATGTTCGCAAGCCTCTCCTGTTGCTGCCTCCTAGCTTCATCAAGCGAGACGTTCTCGAATGCCTGAGCCATCGGGTCCATCAGGTGCAACCTGCGATAGTCCATCGCCCCTTGTGCTGCCTGTCCTGAGCCAGCACCCGCGAATCCAAGACTCTGTCCGACAGAAGCCAAGTAGTCGCTCGGGTCGTACTGCGACGCGATAGCACTTCGAGCCCTGCCCATGAGTTGCGTGCCGTAGTCGCTTGGGGCTTGGTTCAGCAAGGAAAGTCCCTTCTGCATGTAGGGCGCGTAGTTTGATATGTTGCCCTGCAACTGGGCGATCATCTTTCGCTGGTTCGACTGCGCTTGTTGCTGTGCCTTCCTGAGCGAGTCTTGGACTTCCTGGATGTAGGTCTTCTTTGTGGGCTTATTCACAGTACCGAATGACCCGCCCCGTGAAACCTGGCCACCCCAGCCAGTCTCCAGGCCGCCTTGCCTCGGCTGCCTCTGAAGCGTCGGTTGTCGCCAGAGATCGTTCGGAAACCATGCCATAAGTCACCTCATCTCAGTATCGGTTGAACCCACCCGCAACATTGAACTTGACCACCGCCCGAAAATCACTACTCGCCAGATTCTCGTCCACATACCACCCAGCGAATACCGATGTCCGGTTCACCAGCGGCGTGGACGGCCTAGGTGGGATGTCGGACACATCTCCGATCCTGCCACTCGTCACAACCTGCGTCGCCAGCCCCGTGTCCTGCGACCACCTAGACCACGTAGACTCTGCAACGGCCACAGGCCAGCCGTCCGAGTTCCATTCCTTCGTATGCGGGTCCCCGGCGTAGTTCGTGCCGTAAGGCTGGACGAACCCGTACCAGTCAACGTCCTTCGTCAGAAGGGACCCTGTATCCGCCTCCGACAACGACCGAAAGCCGTACATGTTAGCCTCATAGGTCCCGGCAAAATTCCTGTAGAGCAGCCCCCACCGGGACGCGCCCCTGTCCGTCCTCGGATGATTCCATGGTCCTGTCGCCCATAATGTAGCCGCTGCATTCCATGCGTCGTCGGCCACCGGATAAGGCGGCGATGCGTGCTGGCTACTATGAGTCGCCAAATCGTTGACTTCCCCAGTCGCTACGCTCGGAGCCTGTAGTTTGATCCAGACGCAGAGATTCAACGCCAGATACAACTCGTTAATCCACGGCACCAGTTCCAAACTCCCGTTAACGATCAATGCCGCGTAGTCCAACTGCTGCATTCGGCCATAGGCTGTAGTAATCGCTCCTGGCACTCCAGCCTTCCTTGTCCATGTCGTGCCATCTCCTATACCAGCCGCGGCGCACGCGGCGGCGAATGTCCAGACTGGTGCAAAATTCGCATAACTTGCACCATCCCAGTTTCCGCCGCTGTCGGTGTGATTGACGAACTTGGGTATCACGGTTTCGACCAGACCCTGAATAGCGTTAATGTGCGCGGCACGAAATAACCTGTCTCCTGGCACAGACCCTTCTATCGCGGTCGCCCCTCTCGTCACGATGGCTTCACGTTCGTTAAGGGCAGATTGGAGTTCCTTCCAGATCCTGTAGTCCTGCACTCCCTTTGCCGGAAGGGTGGCCGGTGTCAATGGCCACGAAGTATAAAACGTTCCAGGGGCATCCGGGTCTTCTCCCCAAGCCATTAGATGCTCCTCACATAATCCCAGACGTTCGCCAGCGCAGCGTTTTTTTGAAGGACCTGCGCCTGCGTGCCGCCTTCGGGTAAAGATACGCTCGGCCAGTTATTGATAAGTGCCTTCTTGTGCGCGGCTCCTGCAACATCATAGATCAGGGCGTAGTCCGCGGTTGACGGCACTTTTGCCGCCAATCCATTCACGTCCGCCCTGAGCCGCAACGTCTCGTCACCGCCTGGAGCCAACACATCAGCTTGAACCCCTTCGGTAGCTGACATCTTGTTTTCGAGGTAATCAGCCGTGGTGTCATCCGCGCTCACCTTCACCGTCGTCCCACCACCACTGCCGCCTTCCTTGCCGACGATGTAAGCTATCGCTTTCCTCGTCACTGGGTCTCGATACCCGGCCACAATGACTATGTCTCCAACTGCCGGGCTCGTCCCCATGGGGTCCTCTGCCGTTACCGTCTTACTCCCCCTCAAATCCCCGGCCTGATTGCACCTCTGCACGACATAAGGGCCAGCGCCGGAAAGGACCTTGCACATGTACACCCCAAGCGGGATTTCCTTCGCCTCACGTCCCGGCCTTGGAGCTTGGATGATGTTGATCGTCCATGACCCAGGATCAACGACGATCTTGTCCTTGTCATCATTCGGGTATGGACTCGTCGGGCCAAGCTGGATGTAGCTCCCACCTATTGCAGGCCACTGAGGGAAACTGGGAAGGTCCCCGGTCAGTCCGGTCAACTGGTAGTTCAACAGGTTCTGCTGATTGATTGACCCTGCCCGGTCATTGGGCTTGAAGCAGAGACTCGGTATGGCTTGGGATGGCACGCCATTAGGCATTGTCCATCCTCCCTGCCCCGAGCACGTCGAGGCCAAGTTCAAGGCTGATGATCTGTTTCCCGCCATTCACGGATCGGAATGCCATCTGAAGCGCGAAGTCATATCCCGCTGCGCTAGCATTGTCCAGATTCGCAATCACGTCCTCGCTCGATAGGTCCGCTGTCGTTGTCACCACGGCACTCCCACTTCCGTCCGCGTACATGTTGATGTCGGCGTTCTTGAGCGTTGCTCCTTCAGCCGCGCTTATGTCCCTCGTGCGGATCCTGAGTTGCCTCGCCTGCTTCGTTACCTGGTCCGGGTTGGCGATCACCTGACCAAGCACTTGTGGATCGAGCCGCCCCGTCTTGATCTTCGTTTCGATACTGCCAATGGCATAGGTGTCCCCTGCCGCTGGCGTGAATGTAGGCCAAGCTGCTACGGTAATCTGCGTCCCTGTGTTGGCCGTGATGACGGCCTCCTGAGTCGTCGTGCCGTCTGTAGCGTCCTTCACCCAGATGGTGCAACCGATCAAGCCTTCCCCGGTCGTGTAGAATGCCGCCGCACCGTCCGTCAGGGTCGTCGCTGCTCCTGCCGTAGCTGTGCCGGTCATCGTGCCCGAGCCCGTATGCCTGTCTACGTACCCATTGTCTGGCTTGAAGAACCACCCGTTGTAGTCTCGGCTCGTGATGAGGAAGGTCTTCTTGTTCGAGAAGTTCTGCCGCCAATACCCGGCGCAATCGAACCCGAACGTGTACTTGCTCCACGGCGCTCCTGGCATACCGTAGTTCCACACGAGGGTCTTATCGTTCCCCGTGAGGCCAGCCGTACTCATGTAGCTGAACCATATCTGTCGCCTGTCGCGCCAGTGCCATGCCCGGACTTCCTTGCCCCAGTTTCCGGCCACCGTGCCATCCGGGTTTCCAATGGCATCCCACGTCCCCTGCGCGGGGAACACGCCATCGTCATCGGCAATGCGCTGAATCTGATTCACGTCGTAGGAGACAGGGCCAGCCTGCCCACCCATGACCGCAAACTGTTCCATCTGTGCCAGCGCGTATGCCCACCCGCATCCCTGCTCGCTACTCACGGTCTGGATCTGATACGAGATCCCGGCGTCTGTTACCTGAGTCGTCAGGTGAATGATGGTGCTCTGCTTGACGAGAATGATCTGGTTGAAGGCGACGTAGGCTGCGAGGATCGGCTCGCCATCCCCCGTTTCGAATTCGAGGTAATTGGAGCTTGGGACTTCCTCCGGCTTCAGGGCATTCGAGTAGTAGACGGTCAAGTACCCAGACCCACTCGGCTGGCAGATGTAGTAGGCCACCCCATCCTTGGCGATGATGAACCTCGCCTTCGGGGGTTGGCCTCCCTCGACGAGTTGATCCCCGAGGGAGTAATCCGCGACGTTCGTGGTGTACGTGGTCTCAGTGTTGTTGATCGCCCCGTCGTAGTAGTACGGGGCAGTCCCGCTTCCATCCGTCCTGTAGATGTACCGCTTCGTCACGCGCGGGTTGGTACTCACCGTGACGCCGGTAAGTTGAATCTGTTGATCCGTTGCGGTGACGGTATTACTCGCGGCACTCGCAGCGCCAATCACGTTGGCATTGCCGTCTACGAAAACGTAGACAAACTTGTATGTGCCATTCAGTAAACCTGCCGCGCCAGTTGCTCCGACGCACGCTGCGGCTGGAGCTTCAACGCCGACCCTCTGTGCATTCCCAGTCCCGCCCCAACTCCATGGGTGCATGTCCCCGTTTGTCGCGATGATCCTGTTGCGAATGCGAATGAAACTGTACGGGTATCCTAGCGTCCCTGCCGTCAGGTTGCTATCCCACGTTACTGGCGTAGCTACTCCGCTAGCCACGTCATACAGGATCTCGCTACCGCCCGATGGCAGGCCGACGAAGATGTCTTTGTAGACCCCAACCGCTGTAGCGAAGTGGTCGAATCCGAGGACCCTGAGTGGAGTCCCGGCGCTCTTAAACCTGCTCGTGTTCCACTTCTGTATCCCACGTCTCGTCGCGCCGCGCCGATACCTGCTGAAGTCGATGTTCTGGCATACCTGCAACTGCGTAGGCTGGATCTCCGTGCCCTCGATGGCATCATTCAGCCCACCCACACAGGATATCGGTACCCGAACATACACGGCTCATTCCTAGTAGTCAGAGTCTCCCAGAATCGTCGAATATCCTTGAATCCCAGGGGCAATACCCGGGAAGCCAGCCACCGCGCCCTTCGCCCCATACAACACGGTAGTCTCCAAGGGCCATTCGTCGGAGTCCATGGCGTCCTTCAGCCCGGCCTGATAGATCCCCTGCCACGTGATCCCCAGCGCCTTGTTCTGGTCGCTACCCGAGGCATACATCCAGATTAAGCAGTTCAAGAGTAGCTCGTGCAGGATGTACGGCATCTGCGGCGTGTCGGTCAGGGCGAGATCGGAGAGCCCCTTTATGAACTCGAATTCGACTTGATACACGCCATCCGGCACGGGGTAGATTTTCATGACAATGGCGTTGTCTTCGTCCTTATCGAATCCGCTCGCGGAGTACATGGCCGGGAAGCCAGTCTTCCCGTCTGGATACCATACCGTAGCCTGTTCCTTTGACACGGATTCGAGGGTGACTGTATGGGCTTCGATTCTGACGTTGCTTAGGCTGTTCGGCCGCACCCAATACGTGCCATCACCGACGAGCGGGTACTGCCGCACCTTATTCTGCGTGCTGACTACCCCGGTCATCGCGAGCCAACTCCACGGCCTGATGTGCTCGATGTGGTGATACGCCCGGTTGAGGAAGACAAGGAGCTTCGTGTCTGTCCCTGTTCCGGGGATCGTCAGGATGGTCTTGGCTGCGGTGATGATCTCTTGTGCGGTCATGCCTTGGCCTCAGTCAGTGCCTTGGTTGGTGGCCGTCCACGCCTTCTGGCGATCTGTTCCTGCGCATGAACCTGTCCCTTTTCTGACAGGGCCTCCAATGCCTTGGACATCTCCTCCTGCTTCGCCGCCGCGCCTTCGTCGTCGGGCATAGGTGCGGCGAAGTTTGGGTCTGCGATAGCCGCCTGCTCGATACGCCGTTGCTTCATGTAGTTCTTGGCCAGCGGAGGTGGCATCGGGGGCGGTCTCGGCTCAACGTGAGACGGGCCACTCTTCACGTGCGTTTCGCTCGGAGTGAAGTTGCGCCTTTGTGGGGGCGGAACGGCGTTGGCAGGTTTGGACACAGGTTGGTCTCCCTGATCCCTCTGCCGATGCGTTCGGAGAGATGCCCCGGTGACAGGCGCACGTGGCTCCGGCTTACCCAAAGGGGCTCGCGCATGCTTGGCCGATGGCCAGAAGTTGTTCCAAGATGGGTCGAGGTAGTTGCCTGACATAATTGCTCCCTTTAGCCTTCAGCAAAACCCTTGACTCGAACGATGCCGTCCGCGGTACCAGCCGCACTCTTTGCAATGACGGCCACGTAACTCCCAGGATTGCACTGGATCGGTATGCCGCAGCACGGCGTCGAGTACCCAACAATCTCGGCCGTCTTGTTCGTCGTGAATTGATCCCGGATCGCATACCCCTGCGTGATGTCTCGAATCCCCATGATCGTGTTCGAGTTCGGCGCGCTCTCGGGGTACTCGCGAATCTCCACGGTCACGTCGTCGTCCGTCGTAGACAGTGCCACCTCGAAGAAGGTAATACAGGTCGCCAGTCTGGAACTCTCGGGGTAGTCCTTCCCGCCGTAGACGTGCAGGATCTGCGTTTCCAGCCGACCCGCAGTGATCGTCAGCGTGCCGACCCCACTCTTCTCACGAACGGTGATGTTCCCGTTGGATTTCTTGCGCAGGGAGGCGGCGAAGATGTGGCCAATACTGCTGGTGAGTTCCACCGCAGACGCACCATTCAAACCGACTTCCTGTTGCCCGATCATGCCCTCGCGGTCAACGTAGTGGACCGTCACGTAATGCCCATTGGCTGCGGTATCGGCTGCATGGGCGGACAGGCATTCCACTGTCCCAACCGCGGCCATGGCGACGTAGCTGTTTTCCGTGAGAAGGGCATAGGTGTCCGCCAGATTCGTGAACTTGGCGATCATCGAGAAGCCCTTGCCGTGCCTCACTGAACTGAACGGGCCGTCTGAACCATTCTGATACTTGTTCCAGGTGAACATGCTCGTCTCGTCTCGTTAGAGTATAAGGCGGGGAGGGAGGCGTTGAATCTGATGATGATCTGACTGCCTCCCTCCCCTAGTTGTAGACCCGGGACCTACCGGGCCGTCCGCAATCACAACGTGAGCATGACCGGGCTGTACGAGCCAATCGCCCCGGCGTCATCCGCCGTTGCAACCACCTGTTGTGTGTACCCGGCGCGAGGCATGAGGCCTCCCGCCGTGCCCGATCCGATGGTGAGCACCTGCCCGCGACTCCACGTCTGGTCCACCAGGACGGAGCC